GATAATTATCGGCGGCATTGGTTAAAGTATCGGCTAATTCTGTACCGCCACGCATTACATAACGATCTATTTCTTCTTTAAAATATCCGTATAAAAAAGCGAACTGTTCCGGCTGTTGGCTTTTGAAGTACTCAAAAATCAATTCGCGCTGCTGCTTTTTGAAAAATTCTTTGTCGTCGTCCGAAAGCTCGTAGAAAATTTCCCAACTGTCGGCCACTTCACCATTCATTTTGTAAAGCTTGGTTATACGGCGGAAGCCATCGGCATAACCATCTTCCTGGAACCAATATTTCTTTTCCGAACTCCAAACGAGTTGATCATCTTTTTTATATTTTTTTTCACCTTTCAAACCTTTGTCGGCTAAAGTGCTATCGCGCTTGATGCCTTCCAGGTTATCCAATTGGATTAGCTTGTATGGCAATGCTGCCAATTCAGGATAAAGCACGTGAAGCGCAAGGCGGTGACCGAGTTCTTCTTCGGTAGTACCATCGTAATACGTGCCGGTTTCCGAGTTGAAATACAAATTTTCGGAGCTGATTGTAGGCAGTATATCAGTTGATAGTTCAGGTTGTTCGCCCTCTGCAAAATAATTTGAACCGGTTACTTTACCGGATTGGTCGAATAGGATGTATAGTTTGTCTGCCATGGTTAAATAATATCTGATGATGCGGTTGCTGATGAATCTCCAATTTCAAATCTTTCGAAGTAAGCGCTATCAACGGTCATACCGGAAGCGGCAGATGAAATTGCTAATGAAGGAGTAATGTTTCCAGAACCATTACATATAAAATCAAGGTTGATAAACATTCTTCCGGCTGTTGCAGCTGAATTTGATGCAATTTGAGTTACCGAAAGCGAACTTAAACCTTGTAGTTGCGGAGTTGATAGAGCAGAAGAAACTAAACCTAATGCTTCACCACTTAAAAATGATGCAGTTGCAGTTCCTAAAATTCCAAAAGAAATATTTTTAGATACAGCTGGCAATGCCGAAAGATTTACCCACCCTAAAAGCTTGTACCTTTTTCCGGCCACAACCGGCATAGAACCATTTCCGGAAGCGCCTACATTAAAAATCTTTTGCAATGCAGTAGTATTATCGAGCGTTCTCGGCGTAGATTGCGACATCCAAGATGGCTTATCCAACTTAGCTGCACGCACATCAGTTAACTGCTTTTGGAGTTTTCCAATGGCCTGTAAAAGATTATTTGTCGCTGTTACATCAGAACCGTCAGTAAATGAAATTCCGGTTAGTAAAGCATAATAAGTTAACTGTTGTAACTGAATATTACTTGTACCAACTATTCTGTTAGCACCTGTTGAATAAAATCTTCCTCCATAAGTTCCTCCTAGAACCGGTATCCAAGAAAATGACACATCCAATCCGGTACGGAAATCTTGTGTACGAACCCATGGTCCTAATTGGTTAACGACCCAAAGACCGTTTTGAGTTTGATCTGTTTGTGATAAACACAATACAACATCACCGGTAACTAAGACTATTGAACCAACTGTTAAATCCCCACTCAAAGAAACGTTTGTATCTATAGCAACACGCGCCGGTCTTTTTAATTTGATATTGTCGGTATAGCTTTGTGCTGTTGATAAAGCCGATGCAATAGCAGCCGCTTGTGCTGTTGATACCGGTTTGGATAAATCGGGAGTATTATCTACTTGATCTAAACCGAAAGCCGCTTTGGAAAGGTCTATCGCTTCATAAGTCAAAAGCCAACTCTCCGAGAAAGGATCTCCGTTTATTTTTTTCAATATAGCGGTGCCGGCGCGCAAAGTATATCCACTAAATTCGTCAACAGTAACTCCATTAATTTGAATACTTGGATTGTTATCTACATCGGGGATGCAAAATAAATCTACTTCGGAAACATTATGGATTTTTAAAACGGTATTTACAGGGTAGAGCTCAGCCGGTAATAGAATAAAATCACCATCCTGGTTGTACACAAGTTTACCTCGGTCGTTAAGTTCCAAAATGGTTTCGCCATCGCCATCGGATAAACGGATGGTGCGGTCGCCTTGGGCAAGCACTTGTGTTAGGGTTGGGGTTGTTCCTGATCCTCCGACTATCTGCTCCCAACCACCATCTTTTCTACCATAAATATTGCCATCCATTGGAGCTTCTCCTATGGTTTCAACGATAGTATCAAATGATGTTTCGGTAACATTTACCTGTGTTACTAATACTGTATTGAAAGGAATCGGTGGTCTTACAGCTATTTCTCCGGTATCTGTTTCGGTACCGGTAACTTTTAAAATAGAACCTCCGCTGTTCGCAACGATTATATCAGTTCTTATCTTGTCTGGTGCTGCAAATGGAATATTTATTACTGTATCTTCACTTGAAAACAAATTGACACCATTAATTCTCCATTGAGCTCCCGCAGGTATTGTTACATCATTTCCATCAATAGTTATAGTTCCAACGCTTACTACTTCATTAACTGCAAATGTTTGAACTGCATCAATTATTTTTTGAATTTGAAGCTTTTGAGTAGTACCTCCAACCCTAACAGCAACGTATGAATTTAAAAGCAAATCAACTTGCTCATCTAATTCATCTATAGTTTTAGCGTTTGCAAGTATCTGATTATACTTCTCATTTATCTGAGTGACTAATGCTATAATCTGTTCTAGTTGCATGGTCTATTTTTTTTGATTTGAACAAATTTACTATTTTTATTTAGACTAAATAAGAATAAGATAAAATTATTAATTGCTGCAAAACAATTCATTACACTTTTCGTAGTTTTGTATCTATGGGATTTCTCTTAATGCTTTTTATACTTTGCGTTGGCGGTTGTTGGCTATTGGCCAAACTGTTTGGCGAGGCTATGTTTGGAAAATCAGACAACAAGAACACTTATGTTGACAAATCAGTACACCACCACTACCACGACAACAGAAGTATTAATGTTGATGGGGAAACTTTTAAAAAATTGAAGTGATGAGTAATTTTAGTGACTTTATAAATGCTTTACATTCTAACTTACAAGATGATTTAAAAGCATTGGAAGAAAGTGATTTAAAGACAACAAATGTTGAGGCTTATAATGAAAAAATGATTTCTATTAAATCTAAAATTGAAGTTGTTGCATATATTTTTGATGAATGTTTTGATTAATTTTTACCAACCATACCACAAAAAGAAACCCGCCAATTACAGCGGGTTTTTTCGTGTGCAAAGATTATTTGCATTCGGGAATTAGTAAGCAATAAAGCCATTATCGCCTTCAATAAATCCTGGTATTTCAGCATTGGAAGCGTTGCCGGCTCCAAAGGTACTACCATCGGAATTGTAAACCCCACCGCCTTTAAGCATTGTGGCTTTTAAAACGTAAAGGTTAGAATCTTCAAGCGGTCCGTCCGTTTCAAAGTCACCGTTTTTAATATACTTCACACCATTAATGTAAACGTTTTTATGGGATAGTGCAGCCATTAGTTTACGCCAAATTTCTTTTGTTGTTGGCTCAAATATAAATCGGTCACCCTCGTATAAATCGGCGCTTAAAAGCAATGCGCTTGTGTCGGTTTTATGCATTGTGCTTTCCTGCTCTACAACACCTTCAATTTTGGTATAAATTGGTCGAATTCTGTGACGAATACCCGAAGCATAATAAACATCGTTATTCTCGTCATTCCAATAGTTGATATCCAAAGTATTTACATGTCTAACAGCCACATCTATTTGTTCTGATAAAAATTGAATGCTTTGGAAATTATCGTCTGTACAATCAATCCTTACCTTAATTGACTCGTCAATATATGCCGACATATCAATATCAAATTGGAATACATCAAATGGATAGACGTCATAAACTGATCCGACAATCACTGTTAATTCAGACAATGCAAATGATTCAGTAATAACCAAAACATCGGCATTTTTGTTTTCATCAAAGAAAACGCGTTCTATCAAAAACCAAGAACTCCCAATACTAACATAGTTTCCAGCAAGACCCCACTCCGGAACCAATCCATTTAAATTATGAAATGCGTTTGCAACTCCAGTGTCATAATCATAGATGTTACCGCTAGTAAAATAAATGCCGACCTTTCCATTGCCTAAATCATATTTCCTAGCGTCTCTTTTGTCTTTCAATCCTCTGAATGAAGTTACTTGCGTAACCGGTACCGAAATCTCTGATAGGTCCTCTCTTACTACTTTTACCGAGTGATTACCATAATTCGATTTGAATTGTGTGGTGATAACATCTGCTGTTTGAAATAACTGTACTTCATGGTAAGGGATTCCAACCTCAACCTCGCAGCTCAATGTGTTTTCATCTGTTTTGTAATTGGCAGAATCTCCAAATGTTATTCTTTGTGCAAATCGGATTGAGTTTGATTTGCTGATGGCAAAAAATGGAACGTTTACATTGTTATCGCTAACCGTAAAATCTTTAGTAAAAGAACATCCTAAATGGTCGCGAACATGAAGCGTGTAATCATCAGGGGTTAGCCCTGAAAATATGTTTGATGTTTGCCAAGTATCTCCATCAAGAGAATACTCTAAATCAAGCCCTGATGTATTTACATTGCTAACGGTAACGGTTGAACCATTTGGCGAGTTAATGAAACTCAAAGAGAAATTGAATTCGCTAAGTAAAGAAGGTGTAATTATCGGTTGTACAATAAAATCAAATCCACCCGAAACAGTTGCTCCTAAATTCAATGATGAATTTCTTTGAGCTCTAAAAGTAAATGGATTGTCTGTGTTATCAAGAACCTCAACACCATTATAGCTATATTGTCCGGCTAAAATACTGGTTGTAACAGTTACCATAACGTCCGAACAAGGTCCGCCCATTTCCCATATTTCAGACTCTGAGAATTCAATATTTGTCACTTCAAATACTGGAGCCGCTTCTTCGTTAATGATTTCAACACTAACACCCGCAGGAAGTGATGAAGTTGAAAACTCTGCCCCGCCATAATTAGCCTCAATTGTTACAGTTCCCAAGCCGCTACCCGAAGCTCCATTGGTTGATGTAACGGTAAAAAGTCCGGTGCTATTGTGGTCTAGGTTAAAAGCAGTCTTGTAATTTTCGGATACAAATCCCGATCTGACCATTACCGGTTCGCCCGGTTCCCCAATATCATAAAGCTGTGGTATTTTAACTTGATTGGCAGCTATTCTATTGGTTTTAAAAGCTTCTAACATATTGAGCGATAAAGAACTCTCAAATATTCTAAATGAGGAATTCAAAACTGGAATGTCCTCGAAAGTGATGATGATTTTACTGTTTGCCATAATTTAACGATTTGATTTTAATACTTTCCATTGGCCTTTGTCGTTTGGTTTTAGATTGAATAAAAACCCTCTCTCCCATCGGCCATCGCTTACTTGATACTCTACTGTTCCATACATATTTGGAATTTCATTGCCTTGAATAACTGTGGTTCCTTGAACCATTTGCATAACATCAAAGTCGCATTCATGCTCAAATTCAACCCATTCAGCAACAAATCTCGGCGTTCCAAGTTCTGAATTGATGATGTTACCGTTTTCAACATATTCATTTCTCCCTATCAGCTTTGTTTTTAACTGACTATTAGCCGTTGATGAACCATAGCGAACATAGTCCATTGGGTACTTAGCCAATCCGGCAGCGATAACCCAGCCATGATTTAATAGCATATTAAACGGTGAAAATCGTAAACTATCAGCTGTATCCGGAGAAAAGATTCCTGTTGGAGCTTGTTCGAAATCATCTTGCCATTTTCTTTGAACAAAAGTATTGGCTGCTGTTTTCTTCAAGTCTAAAAACCATACATCTTCATCGTATTGAGTGTCTAATGTAGAATCCAGTTCAAGTGGTTTTCTTCGGCAAAATTCTTTACCGTAACTGTCGGCTCTATACTTTGAAATTCTTGAAAATGTAGCCTTTACAGATTTAATTACTGTTGTAAAATTTGATTTTCCATTCGGCTCGTCAAGACCTTGGGCTTCGGAATAGTTGCCTCCTAATTCATAACCCATTTGTATAGCACTGGCATAATAATCAACAGCTTCACTTCTTTTGATATTTTTGACCTGATTAGGCAGCCTAATAGTCACATTGCTATTGAAAAAATAGCCATAAGGTTCAATTCTAAGCCTTTCTTTGTTGTTGATTTCCTCGATACCCATTCCAACATTATGAACAGCAATACAAGAAGTTATGGCATCTTTAAGGCTTGTTGTTAATGGCTTGAACAGATTAGGGTCTGTTTCTGTTGATAAAGGATATTTATCAAAGTTTCTTATCCAAAATCCATGAGTATTTGCAACGTGCGCTCCTGGTCCATTTTCGGCATAACCTAATTCTGTTCTGCCATAAAATTTTGAGTAAAAAGCATTCTTGCTGGAACTACATATTTCGACCAACCTATCAAGAAGATCATGCGTGAAGATAAATTTTGATTTTGATGGCTCAAAGTGACTGTCCTCTTCAACAAATAAATCACCGTCGAAATCTGTCATTCTTACATAAAATCTTGCTCTGCTTGAAGCATAGTTTTTTAAGTCGGCTTCAAGCAATATTTCCAAAGCAACACTATCACCTTGCTCTACTGTAATGTTTTTTTCAAAATCGGGAATTGAAAGCAATTGATTATGAATATTCAAAACATTGCTATTGTAAACTAAAGCGCCTTCATTAGTTCCGGCTCCAATATGCAACAATGATATCCTTTCTTTTACGTCGAAATCAATGCTATTTTGATAAGTAGTAAGGTTTATTTTGAAGTAAGCCCAATTCCACTCTGTACTTCCGTTTATGGTATTGAGGCCGTCATAAATGAATGGCTTTAGCTTAATATTCCTTCCTTTTACGGTTAAATCTCTAGTCCTGTCAAAATCGGCTAAAATCATCATTCCCGCCGAACCGCTTTGATCGTTACCATTTGAAAAGCCGGAAACAGACTTCGCTTGTTCATGGGATTGTGAAACTAAATTTAAAGGAAATCCGGTAGCCTTACTTCTTGTATTACCGTCGTCAGAATAAACACCAAGCGTAACTTCATTTAAATTGTCGTTATGCTCCCATTTTGACTTTAAAAATATTCTTCTACCGTCCAATGATACTTCATTGATAAGTAACGGATCCATAGGTTTACCATCCATTGTATCTGGTCGGTCGATTTCAACGCTTTCAGATTCTCTAGCTTTAATAAGCTGTTCTAATCCTCCTGAATTGAACTTTATTTGAACCTGTTCATTCTCAAAGTTCCAAGTTGACATATCTAAATAACCCCAATATGTTCTTACCCAACGGTCTGTTCTAGGGTGCTTTTCGTATTTGGTAAGCTTTAATGATGCGTTGATGCCCAAAACTTCCCGGGCAAAATTAATGTAATCGGCACCGTCCTCAATAAATTTTAAATTGTTTGAGAATTTAGGAAATATGCCATGATACTCGGTGTTTCTAGCATATTCTTTTTCGTCATTATTCCATCCGATAGGCTCTGTTATAACCAAATCATCGAACCCATCTGATTGACAACTTAAAACATACTTTACCCTGTCATTAAAAGCCTGGTTTATATTACTCATGGTCTATTCCAATTTATATTTGACATTCTCCAAATCTGATATCCAAAATCAATTTTGTTATTGATGATAGGTTTGTTTTTTCTAACAGCATCTGTGTTTCGTTTTAGCTCCTCTAATAGTTCGGCGGAATAACCCGAATCATTGTTCATTATGATGTAATCTTTAGTTTTTGAACTTTGATTTTCAAGACTTTCAATTATTGAAGCGTTTACATAATCTTCATAAGCGCCAATGGAAGAGTGTACCTTTTGACCTTTGGCCAACTTTACAAGGGTTGGTTTGCTTGGAGTAACAATTGGATTTGAACCATCCGGATCAGATAGAACCTCTTTCTTATATCCGTCCCCAACAATCGCCCATTCTTCCGGACCATCTTTACGACCGGTTTTATATTTTGGCAAAGGAGTGGCAAGTAATGTTGCTAACTGAACGGCTCCGATACCTGCATAAATAGCAGCAATTGCATTAGCAGAAATACCAAAGTCAAATTTTGGAACCTGAGCCAATGCAGAGATTACAGCTAATGAAGTAGCTCCAATAATTTGAGCTGCTTGGGTAGCTTTTTGGAAAACTGCAGCATCATATTCGGCCTTGCGTTTCTTTTTTTCCAATGCAACTCGCTTTCTTTCCCTTTCGTTTTCCAATAATGTTTTCAAAGCTTCATTGTTTCCAGCGGCTTCTATTTCACGATTGTAGTAATCATCATTGGCTTGAATTTCAGCGTCTATATTTGATATTTTAGCAGCAAACAAGGCATTGGCAAAATCAAGAAGCGCGTCTCTTAACTGCATCCCGATTTCTTTCATTTGCTCGTTAAACTGTTCTTGGGCAATAGCTCTCTCGTCTAAATTTTCCTTAAAGTCATCGGTTTGTAAAGCATTAAGATCGGTTTGCGCCTTAGCGAGTTTGTTTTCGAGCTCTTTCCTTTTTTCTGTTGAAATCCTTGCGCTAGCTTCTTTTTCAGAATCTGCATTTAATAAACCTTGAAGTTCATTGATTTGAAGTTGGAGCGCTTCTTTTGCTGCGTTCTTTTTTATTTCAATCAATCTTCTCTGATGCTCTTCTTCCGCTTGTTGAATTAGTTTATTATTGCCATTGGCAGCTTCTAAGGCATTTCTATAAAGAATGTTTTCAGCATCGAGTGTTTTTTGCATTTTGGTATCTTCTGCCAACAACTGAGCATCAATACCTTTTTGAACTCTGGCCACTTCACTATCAATAATGGCTTGCTTATCGGTCGCTCCTTTTTCCTCCAATGCTTTTTTCTCAGCATAGTACTTTTCAAGGATAAGCTTTTCCTCGTTGGTAAGTTTCTCGTTAGCAACTTTACCGGAAATTATAGATTCAATTCTAGCCTGAGCATCCTTTTTATAAATTGCTAGCTTTTCCTTTGACAAATCCTCAAGACCATCTTTTTCAAGTGCATTTCTAAGTAAATCATACCGCAAGGTTTCCCCATTCTTAGACTCTTGAAGTTGCTGAATTTCAAGCAATGCATTAATTCGTTCTTCATTGGTAGCATTCTCTGAATCAATAATTTTTTGATTGTTGTTGATTTCGTTTTGGTAACGGAATTGGCTCAACTGATAAATGGCATCGTTTACTTTCTTAGCGTTCTTCAATCCGTTGTCTTGCTTTTCTTTCTCAGCTCTAGCAGTAGAATAGATTTGTTCGCGTTCAGCTGTCAATGCAGCAATTTTAGCCTTAATAGCGCGACCTTCTTTTCCGCTTTTATCCGAAAGACCTTTTACAAGTTCCTCTTGTGCTTTGATTTCAGCGTCTATAACCTCGATTGTTCTTGGGAGATTGGCAACTTTATTATTAACTCTGGCATCTTCTGCTTTGGCAGTTTCTTTTTCAGCTTGGCTTAGGCCTTTCAAGTCAGCAAGTCTTCCTTTTGATAGGATTGCCTCAGTTTTGTAAACCGAAAGCTTTCTTTCTTCTTGAGCTATGAATGCAGTTGTAATACTACCTTCTCCTTCGTATTTTCTATAATTTTGAAGAGCTTTTGTTTGAAATTTAATCTGATCTGCCAACTCTTTTTGAAGCTTTATTTCATCATTGATAGCTTTCTTTTTGTCTATTTCAAGGACTTTTGCATTTTCTTTATTGTATTCTGCTAATAATTTTTCGTTTAGCTTTAAAGCTTCTCCGTATTTATTTACAGCTGTAACCGCTCCGGGAACTACTTTAGCCAACTCGCTAACAATCCTTTGCATTTCCTTTTGTTCTTCAGCTGTTAACTTGGTTTCTCCACCTAGTTTTTTAGCCTTTTCTTGAAGCTCACCATATCTATCAGTAAGTTGTTTAGTAGAAGCGGCTGTTTTGGTTAATTGCTCTCTGTTTTTTAAAAAGTTTTCGGAGCTTTCCTTTGTTCTGGCCGCTGTGACATCAACCGATTCATTGAATTTATCTAAAGCGTAAATAGCTGATGCAAGAGCGGTTATAATCAACATAAGAGCATTTGCCTTTAAGGCTGTATTAAATCTTTGCCATGCGGTTGTTGCTCCAGTTGTAGCCACTGTATTAGCTGTTTGTGCTGCGGTTCCGGCTACTGTTGCTGTCGTATTTGCTGTTTGAGCTACGGTGGTTTCAACAGTGCCCAAGGCTAAAAGCTTTTGTTGTAGTGATGCGACTACCAAAGCAGCTCTATAAGCTAACCATGCAGTAGTAATTATAGTGAGAACATCAATAATAGTTTTCAAATTCCCGGATAAAAATCTGATTCCGCCGGATAAAGCAGAACTTGCTCCACTGGCTTCGTTTGTATCGAGAATGTAATCTTCCCAAGCAGAAGAAAGGATTTTCAACTCTGAATCCAAAGACTTCAATTGCTTATCGGTCAATGATTTTAAAGCACCTTCTGAATTCTCATAAGCCAAAGTACTTTCGTTGATTTTCTCAGTATTGTTGGCTAAAATCAAACCAATTTTACCGGCTTCCGCACCGAATAAGTTTGAAGCCAAGGCCAATACTTCCAACTGATCACTACCATCTTTTTGGGCTTTGTTGATTTTTCCTAAGGCATCTTCCAAAGTCAAACCTTGATTGGCCAAACGAGCAAATGCGGTTGATGTTAAACGCCCGGCACTTTCTGCCTTAATACCGTTATCGGCCAATGTACCAATAATGGCTGCGGTTTTTTCAATTGGAATGCCTAAGGCACGTGCTGCCGGTGCAAGGTATGAGAATGAATCTCTTAAGCCTTGGAAATCTAAAGCGGAACGGTTGGCACTTTCTGCCAAGATATCGGTCACTCTTCCTGCTTCTTCGGCTCCTTCACCGTAGGCGTTCAAAATAGATTTAACCAGTGTCGCGCTATCCTCTGCCGTAGCCTGTAGGGCAACCGATAAATTGTTAACCGGTTCCAATAGCTTTTCGGCTTCATCTGTAGTGGAACCAAGTTTGATTAACTCGGTGGCCAACTTGGCTACATCGGTAGCACCATTGATGCTCGACTTGGCAACATCTCTAATTTTGGCTTCAAGCGGAGCGATTTCCGCTCTTGATTTTCCGGCAATGGCTCCAAGGTTAACCATTTCCTTTTCAAACTCACGAACGGTCACAAAAGCATCTTTCATTACAGATACAAACAACTGTATTCCGGTAACTACTCCAAATGCTTCTATCAGCTTTTTGATGCCTTCATAAGCCGCTTGGGGATAATTACCAACATTACGATTGAACTGTCCTACCGCAGCGTCTGCTGCTCTTACACGGCTATTTAATTTGTCAAACTCAGCTTGGGCTTTAGCAAGGCGTTTGTTATATTCTTCTTGGGATTCAGAAGCTAGTTTACCGGTAGCGATAATGTCTTTTACTTTGTTTCCGGCCAATGTAACCTGGGCGGATAATTTCTTGTATGAGCTTTCAAGTAATCCGTTGGCGATGGCTTGGCGCTTGATTTCAAGATTGGTTTCCGCAAGCAAAGCACGCTCTTTAATCAACGCCTGATTTGTTGATTCTGTCGCAAGCTGGTTTTTTCTTTTGGTGGAAATTAAATTCTGTTCTAATTGGTCTTGCTCTTTCCATATCTTTAAAGCGCGTTGGCCTTGAGCATTGGCTTTAGCAGTAGCTTCTTCCAATTCCTTTTGGGTTTTGGCTAACTTCAAACCGTTATTGGCATCGTTCAAAGCAATAATAGCTTGAACAAACTCTTTGTTTTTCGATATTGCTCCTTCAAGATTGGCAACGTAATCTTTCCCCCAAGAAAGAGCGTCGTCTGAGATAATATCTCTTCTGGTGATGGTTCCTTCTGCCATTATTTTTTCTTTTTAGTGTTTTGTTTTTCGATTGATGAAAGTTTATTTTTTACTTGGGTTTCAAGAGCGTGAAATTTTTCTACAGAAATAGTGTAGAAATCGAAATCATAGCCAAGTATCATGGAGTAAGCGCCCATTGTTTCAATAATTGAAAAATCGGAGTGCTCAGCCTCTTTTTTTGGTTTTGGTAGTTGATCTACAAATCGGTTTATTTTGATAACGATTGCTTCTGATTCTCTTTCAATGCGCTTTAAATCATCGTTGTAGAATTCTTTTCTTAATCTGTAACCGTAACCTTGTAGTAGTTCTATTAATTCTTCATGAAAATCAAATGAAAGCGCATCTACAGCGCATTTTATTATGGTGTATTTTTTTTCCAGATACTCAATTTCCTTGTACAGATTGAAAACCTTAGAGGTTTTTTGCTTGTTATACCTCTGGTTGAATTCTTCTTGAATAGAAATCCAAATAGCTTGTAATTCCTCTATTGAGACTTCTTCATCTGCAGAACACAATAGATTCAAATCACCAGTTTCCATGATGTCTAATTGGATAACTTTAGGCAAGGTTCTTAGGTTCTTGTAAATCATAGTAAAAGTTGTTTTTTGTAGTAATCGATAATGAAAGGCTTAAATCTTGTTTCAATAACTTGGTTTAAGTTTTCCTCAGTAAGACCGAATAAATCAGCAGAAAGCCAATTGTCAGAGCTTAGGATATCATCCGTTTTTGGATCAGTTGAACCAAAAAAGAAAACATCATTATATACTGTCATGTAAAACTTATCGAGAAACGAGCCGGTGTCTTTTGCATTGAAAGGTTCTCCCGCTCCTTTGGCACCTCCTGTGATTATTTCGGTGGCTTTAGAATAGAATCCGATAGCTTTACCGTGTATATCCTGACTATCCTCGTTTAACTGTTTTTTGTTTAAACCAATAAGTTCCTCTCGCAATGTTTTGATGTAATCAAACAAAGCTTTCGACACCAATTCGGGGTCTATTTCTTTGGCTCTTTCTAGTTGTTTATCGAAGTTTGACATGATATTTTTTAAGCAAAAAGAGGACTAAACACCTTTTGAGTGTCGTCCTCTTCTACAATAAATTTGAATTACTATTGCTTCTGGTCTTTGGCTAGCTTTTTATTGTGATCAATTAATTCATTGAACACCTTTTTAAGCTCGGCCAACTTTGTTTTAGGCTCTAAAGCTTTGAAAACCCAAACGTTTTGAAACTCTGCTTTAAATTGCTCGAATGTACCGTTCCAATCTTCTGCGAAAGCGATACCCTTGTGTTTATACCTTGGCATGGCCTAAGTATTAAACGATTCCGGCAATTGTTAAAGCTCCGGTACTTTCGTAGGTAGCTTCGGTTTGTTGCACAACACCGTTAAGGTTGATGTACATTCCGTTCTCGAATCCTGTGCCGGTTAACTCGTAAACACCGTTGGCATCAGCAGCCACAAATGTGTGAGTTTTTAAAGTTCCGTCTGCATTGTAAAGTTTTACGTTTGCATCTTCCAAAGCAGTTACAACATCATCACCAGCACAACCGGCAGAAGCAGTAAACTTGATAGATGAAGACGTTGGAGTTCCTGATAATGCCAAAGTAACATCGAAAATACCTTGTAATTCGATGTGCGACCAAGTTGGACGCAATACTACCGGACCGTTCTCAAACTCTTTGTAGTCTTCGTAAGTAAGCGTTACCGGAGTGTATTGTGGTTTCTCGTCGGTAGCATCTACCATTTTACCTACTTCGATGGTTACCAATTGACCGCGAACTTTAGTTCCGTCAACTGTACAAGCTTTGATTTCCTGAGCATCGGTGAACTCATAAACACGCATTTTCTTACCGTGGTAAGATGCCAAAGCTCTGTGAGAACAAACACCTAAATGGCACTCAAAAGTTCTTACCTTTTTACCATTTTTGGTTTTGTAACGTTTACGAGCTTCGTAATACGTGTCTTCGGTATCAGCAACTGCCAATTGCTCAATTTCGTACAAAGGAATGATTTCCTTTGCTGCTTCGGCTGTTCTCCAAGTGGCCAAAGTCTTAGCTGCAGTTGCAGTCGAAAACTCTTGGTCTGTTGGAGCTAAAGCGTGTCTAACTACCGGACCGTTTAAGCATTGCTCCTTGGCTCCGGTGTTTAATGTCGATGCGTTGTCTTGTGCGCATTCTACGATTCCGTATTGTGACATAACTAATGTTTTTTAATGGTTACAATTAAATGTGTATTTTAAAATTCCGTTGATTGAAAAGGTGTGAAATGGCTGCATATCATTTTTGAGAATGTTGTCAAGGTTAAATCCTTTCAATACATTGGTCAATCCTTTTTCAATCCCGGTAACTTCGATAGTTTTTATTCTGTTCAAAAGCTTAATGCATTTTTCTTGAACTTCTGCATCAACTCTATTGGTGGCATTAGGATATAATACATCCAAATTAAGCATGAAAACAACCTTTATCTTGGCTTCAAACACAACGCCATCGTTGGTAAGATGCTTCTCGTCCTCTTCGATGAAAAAAACATTTCCGCCTTTAGCCTTTTGGTCGTTGTAATAAACTTCTTTTCGCTCGCTTTTGGAGATATGAACTTCCGGAAGGTAAGTTCTTTTGTCGCCAGACAAAACTCTTAAAGCCCTACCGTAAAAATCAACATTTTGAAAGCCCAAATGTTCGCTCAAAACATTCTGAGTTAACAATATTTTTGCGTCGATTCCTTTGGATGGATATTGATTGTAATTCATTACCAGGCGTTTTGCGTATCAATAGTTGGTTTGACCGGAAATATTCTATAAGAAGCTGTTTTTACTGCTCTCTCGAACTTTTGCACAAGTCCTTTTGCTACTAATGCTCCTGAATCATTTCTGAATCCCTCAAGTTCCAATTTTAGATTAGACATAGCAAACTTTGCGTTTCTCTCCAATAGATTGCTTCGGGATGAAGCCATGAACATTTCAAGAACCATCATTGCTACCTTATAACCTACTGCATCGTCAAATAAAACAATATTGCTTTCTATGACTGCATCGTAGCCTACTAATGGTTGATAGTCTTGGTTTTTATCCATTATCAAAGGGAGAACCTCGCGAGCCGCATTTATTCTAATATCTTCAAGAACCTTATTGAAGTCTTCACCATCACTTGAACCGTAAATTTTATCGGTGGCAGCTAATATGTTTTCAACGGTAACCAATGCATGGAACGCGTTAAAAGTTCTGCCTGATTCACCAGTGGAGTTGCCTTCCACTATATCAATAGGGAAGGCTTCCTCTTTAGGTGTGCCGAATCCGATTCGATTGGCAAGTGATAATATGGTTTCTTCAGAATACATTAAACCTTATTAAGCTGATTCAACGATGTTAGCTTCGAACACAAGGATTTGCTCTTCGTTCAACGCATCGATGTACTTAGCTAAAGCAGCATCTGTATTTGTTGATTTCGCAGTAGTTTTTCCAGTAGCTAAGTTGATAGCAGCGATAACTGATGCTTTGGTGTAGTCAGTGTCTTTGTAGCTGTAAGCACTATCACCTTCTGTTTGTGCGTCTAATGAAGCTGTAGCTTCCTCACAATTCATCAAGTAAATTGAAGAAACGTTGTTGATCACCGGCAATGCTAATGCTTGAGAAGATGTGAATTCAGAGAATGGCTCTTCTGTACTCCATTTTTTCAATAAGATGAAAGAACCAGATTTCTCATACATCACTTTTGGTGATTTACGAGTTTCCTCGGCCAAGATACCGTAAGCTAATTTTCCAACTTTTGGTGAAGTCAAGAAGATTACGTTATCAGTTGCCCATGGTGTATGAACAGTTCTTACGCCGTCTTTCTCAGTGGTAACAGTTCTATCAACAACAATGATTGTAAGCCCAAATTTACGCTGCATCATAGCGTTCACTTGCTCCAAATCAGGAGTTGGAACATTAGACCCAACGAAGTTTTGAGAAAACGCATAATTCTCACGTGTTTGTTGATTAGAAGCCAACTTATCAAAAGTAACATCAGACATCATTAAGATTTTGATACTATCTCCTTTTGCTTTGGCGGCTTTAACGATACGCTTAATGTCGTCGATAGGCTTGGCGTTTGCATCAGACCATACAGTTGTTGCACCGTATTTGTTTGAAGCTAAATAACCATAGTCAACTCTTACACCTGTTCCAACGTTGTTTTCATCTTCAACCAATCCAACACCGGTAGATAAACCTTGCAAGAAAATGAACTCCATTTTCTCGTGGATACCCATAACGGCTTTCTTAGTATCGTCGAAAATCTTCTCTACCAAAACAGAAGTTTCAACATTACGAGCTTTAAGCACGTCGATATCAGACATTTGTTTTTCCGTCAACTGTAATTTTAAACCGGTTTTTGGAATATCACCAGAGGCGGTTCCAAAAGAGTCTCTTTTTTTCAATGGCAAAGACGAATCTAAAGCCACGATGTCAGCTGCAACAATATTTGAGTTTACGGTTAAACTCTTCCATTGTAAGTCAACTGAAAGTTCTTCGGTTAACATTTCCTTGTACAAGTAAGTTAACTGAGTTTTTTTACCATTTACTGTCTCTTCAATGGTTTTAGCAAGCGCACTGAAGTACGCAATGAACTGTACGAATAATGATTGATTCATGGCCTTAGTCTTGAGTGAAACGGATTAATGGTAATGCTGTTTTTACAGCCGACAAAATGGAACTGATTCCATATTTAGAAGCGTTTTTGTTAACTGTTCCACGTACCAATACAGATACAAATGGTTTTGCAGTTAAAACACTCGATACAACAACACCTTTGTAGGTATGGTTAGATGGCAATGAGCCGTAGTTGGCTCCTGAAACCGGCATTGGTTTCAAAACTCCGGTAGCAGTCTCTTCGATAACGAGGTGACCGGCAGGGATAACTGTTGGAGAAAACCCAGTAACGTCTAATGTTTTTCCGCCCGGAATTACTTCCAAGTTTGAAACAATAACGATACTATCGTTTGCTGTGTCAAAGCTATTTTCTGTGTTGTTTAAATTAGCGGTAGTTCCCGACATAACTTTAAATTTTTAGATTAGACAATTTTTACAGATCACCAACCATTTTAGCAACAACTGCATCGTCTGCTTTAATTTCGGCAGTTCCACCACCTCCAGCAGCCGGAGCATATTGATTATTATTGGCATTAGTTTGAGTTAACTCGCCGTATTCAGTTTCCAAAGCTTTGATTTGGTCCTCAAAAGGAGTGTCTGAATTAACATCGATACGGTTTTCCCAATTCTTTCTGATGCTTTCCGGGATGTTTTTCAACACCTCAGATTTACCAAAAAGCTCCGATGCAGTAGCGCGTTTTTGCTCAACAATTTTCCCAGTTTTTAAACTTTCGATTTCCGATGAAAGAGATTTGTTTTGTTTCAAAAGCGCTTTAGCCCAAGCCGGAGCATCTTTATCAACTTCAATTTCTTCGTCATCATCATCATCGTCGTCACCTTTACCGCCTTTTCCTTTTGCTTTTTCTGCGTCAGCTTTTGCTTTTGCATCGAGAGTACGAACTCTATCGTCCTCCTTAGCTACCGCCTCAAAGTCGATTACTTCGTTGTAATCGTTGATGATAGCATCAATAGCATCGTCGTCAGCATCGTCAGCTGGTTTTGGCGCAAGTTTAGCCGCATAAGCGTCTAGCCTTTTTGTGGATAAGTTAGCCTTAGGGTATAGAGCCTTAAGTCTTGCCTTGATTTTTTCTGGTGTAACAGCCATAATTAAAATGTTAGTTAGTAATATTTTAGATAACAAATGTAATAAAATTTATTTTTATTTAGTCTAAATAAAAATAACTTAGTTTTTCATAAAAAAACCACCTCAAAAAGAAGTGGTTTATTTAGCAAATTACTTATAAGAATATTCGATACGCCGTTTGACATTTTCGTGGCAATCTCTAACCAATGGCTCGGACTGGATAACCTTGTCAATCTCCTTTTGGTTCTGATTGAAACTAAAATCGGTTGGCGGTTTGAGTATTTTAGCATCAATCATGTGATTTTTAAAAGTGTAAACCGTTTGCAATGAAATGTTGTGCTTCTCGGCCATTTCCTTTACCCAACTAGACCTGAACTCTTTTAAATTGCTGATTTCATCACAAAGTATCTTTCTCTCGTAAGTGAATTCAATACTGTTGTGCTTGAAATAATTGATGATATTCTGTTTTAGTTGCTGATTCATGATATAAAATTTACGTTGCCTTTATGTGACCTTTGGCCACTAGAAAATTTATCCTTTGAATAACTTCAACTCTTTGGCTTTTTGAAAGCGCACTTTCTTTCCTTTGAATTTTATAGTACTCTTCAATTAACGAGTCGTAGTTCTGCTCTACCTGCTCGATTTTTGCTTTTATTTTTGGCTGCCTTTTTTTGAAAGGTAGAATAAAAGGAAAAAACACCCATGTTAAAATTAGCTTTATTGATTTCATTATACGCTAGCATTAGGTTGTGTTGATTCTGACTTGATTTTTTCAATTTCTTCTGTTGGATTTTCAACCATGTTAAGCATTTTGATTGAAGTTTCAGTCGATAACAATCCAGCTTCTTTAAGCCCCTTGATGATGTTTGAAGCCGACTCCAAATCATCAGGAAGTATTGAATTGAAATTGATGTCGTAATACAAATCGGTAGCATCTTTTTTCAATCCGATGTTAGTTGTTGTAATGCTTCCGGAAATCAATATATTTATGATTCTTTCAATCATCGTTCTGTTCTCTCCCTCGTTGCTCATAGCCTTGATAATGGCATCCAAGAACATCAACTTTAAAGCAACTCCCGATGTGTTACCCAATGACTTCAAATTGTCAAATGATAGGTCAGGTGTTTGAGAAATTGAGAATATCAACTTCCAAATAAGTTCGAGCTCGTTCTTATGGCTTTCATTTCCTCCCGATGATTCGATGAACTTTGCATCGCCATGAACATACTTACCGTCTTCGTCTTTCTTCATGGCCAAATTGATAACCTTACCATCATCATCCTTATCAGGAAGCGCTGTTATCTCGCCATAAGTAGCTAAAATTGGGTGAGCTGTTCTATCGTTGGCTCCACCGCCTTTAGAAATTGCCACCTCGAAACGATCTATCAACTCTTTAACATCAAACCATTCCGGCTCGTCTTGCGAAACGTAAACAATAGGAATTCTATCGAAGCCATGAGGAAGCGAACTAATCAGTTTTAATGTTCCATCGGCATCATTGATGATATAAGACTTGGAAGCATCCCATATCTGAACATTGTTAACGGTTTTCTCGTCCAACGTTTGAGTTTGATACTCCCACATAAACAATATCATATCGCCATTGGCATCGAAGTAAGGCGTCATTGTGCCTTTAGAGTTGTCTAAAACCTTTGTTTTGATTTCTTTTTTGGCATTCAATCCTAATTTAGCAAGGATTTTATTGAAAATGCCATCTTGCTTCATATCTGAAATATAAAAGTTCAAAGCGCCTTGGGTTTCGGTTTTCTTTAAGTAAACCAATTTTTGAATGGCAGCATCAATTCGGTTGTTTTTCCAAATCAATGAAATCAATTTGGTTAAATCGTTTTCAACTGATGGAATAAGAGTAACCGGCTTTCCTACTTCGAAAGAAGTAGAAGTAGTTGATATTTTTTTGGCAAAGTTGATAGGAATTCTAACAGCTCTAACAAGTTTTGATTTTTCACCGGTTCCAACGGTTTTATCCTTTTGGATATTTCCAACTTGTGTTTGCCTTTGGGTTCTGTCGAACTCCTTAAGCTCTTTTTTATAAGCGGTAATTTTTTGAGGGTCTTTTGTTTTTAATTTGATTTTCGCAATTGCCGATTTCGGATCGGACAATATAAGCTTCAACAGTTCTTCCATGATTTCTGATTTATTTATTAGTAATTTATTGATTTCAATACCTCTTCCGGTGTTTGTAAAACTTTAGACTCTGAATTAAAAGCGATGTGGCCATAACGCATATCATCCCATATATGATTGAAATTATCAATCGGTTGATTGATGGCAATTCCATTTATCTCTCGCATTCTATAATTCTGTTGCTCTTTTAAGGCTTGCTGATAAAGATGGTTTTTAACGATATGAATCTTTTTAGTCTTCATAGAGTTAAGCCAGAACATTACCGACTTGGTTTTGCTAATTTTAAATGCATTAACGAAACCTTCTTTTCTAAGCCCTTTTACCATTTCAACGGTTCCTTTGTTCTCTCCGGTATATTTATCAGCAGAATCGCAAGGGATAATTGCTTCTTTATCAATTCCATTCGCATCAAGCACAGCGGCTAATTCTCCGGGCGTTTCGATTGGTTGATATGTCAATGGCTCGTACCAAATATTATATTCGTCCTCAGCGTATTTTCCGAGCACGTTCGGGTCTGTTGTAAATCCAAAGTCAATTGGGTAAATAGCTGCTTTATCTTTTGGAAACTCTTCAATCCACTCAACGTATGGAAATATGACGCCTTTCATAGCTCCACGCAATCCAAGTCCATAAACCTTCCAATTGAATTCATCGGCGGTTCCGTTAGCAATATTGGTCGGATGTGGTGGCGGTTGGTTTGATTTAGTCACCGGCTCGACCTTTCCAGTGCCTTTGTTATAGCACATAATTATCGAATCCTTAACGATGTAAGAACCGGGTTTCCACGGCTCCCAAGAAAGGATTTTGTTTTTCTCTTGTGGAGAAATGAATTTGTTATTTTGGTATGTAGTTCTTAAAAAAGCGACATCGGGACGACAAAGTACATTGTCAAAAAACCAGTGATCAGTAACCGAAGGGTTGTAATCAGCCCACCAAAATTTACGACAACGCAATTCCACCTGGTCAAATACTTCTTGTCGGATGAACATCATTTCATTGAAGAAAGCATAATCACAACCTCCACCATGCTTTCCATCCCCAAGGAAGTAAATTGTACTGCCGTTTATCTTGAAACTCTTAACCTCTTTAGCTCTATGGAATGGATTTGGAAGACCGTAATCATCCAATCGACGTTTGAAATCATCGTACAAAGTAGTTTTGAATTCGTTGTAGGTTTCCCGGTAAATATTGATGGTGCAGTTCTTCTCTACATAAAGGCAAAGCCAAATGATGATATCAACACCGGACCAAGTTTTTCCGGAACGCGAAGAACCTTCCAAGGCACAACCTCTGTAACCACCAATAAGCTCGTCTCTTTCGTTGTACAGCTGCTCATTGATGGCTTTGTAAAGCAGCGCATAATTCGGGTTGGTTTCCTCGTCGATTATAGTAAGGCGCTTTCGTGAAATGTCAATATCCCTTTCTTTCAAAAGGGTTTCAAGTTCTAACATTTCGGCATCGGTGAGCATTAGATTATCGTTTGTCTGTCGCGGTTTTTGTAGTTGTAAACACGCTCGATATTATAGATGTAGTTCTTCAAATCGCCCTGCTTATCCATTCCGTTAGGGTTCTGTTTGATTTTGTCTTTTAGCACCTCAAAATCGCACTTACCGGCATTGAGAATGGCTTGAACGGCACCGATTAAATAGCGGTCTTTTGAGAAGCGATACTGACCGAATAATTCATCTGTCAAACGCAATAAGTCTTTGGTGCTTTCGATGTGGTTTGCTTTGAATTCTCCGCTCTCAAATTCTTCTTTACACTTAACCTTTACGTTGTTCTTCATTAGCAAACCAGATATGGTCGAGATAGATATCTTAAACTCCCTAGATATCTCACCCAAAACAACATAATCTTGAATACCCAATCGGGAGTAACAGTTCAAAAAATCATTTATAGTCCATTTTTGCCCGCGAGAATTTAGCCTGGCTATTTGTTGAAGAGTGAAATCGTTTTTGATTAAATAGTAAACTGGTTCCTCGCAAGCAACGCTTGTTTCAAATCTATGTTGGCCATCAATAATTCTTAAAAGACCATCAATCTCTTTAACGATAATGGGGCAATAAGGCAGCATGTTAAAGCCGCTTTTGACATCATCAGTCAACTGCTCAACTTTTTTTCTGTTGATGTTTCTATTACCGTTTATTGTTGAGAATAAAGAGTAGTCTTTTGTTTGAAGGATTTTCATGATGATACAATTAGTTATTTTCTACAAAAACATCACTTTCTTTGAGGGTTATTTTGAATTTATCGCCATCTGTACTCTCGGCAAAATCTAAAAGAGCATAGCCAATCAATACCGGATCAACTGTTTCTTTTCCGTCGATGAATATTCTGTTGTTTACAATTTCGATTTCTGAGTTTCCGGTCATTGGTTAGCTTTTTTTAGGATTTGAAGAGGTTTATTTAAATTTAGAGCAATGATTTTTCGGTCTCTTCCTTTTGCTGCCTCTCTATCATTATCATAAAAACCACACTCATATCGAACGCCTTTAACAGTAATAGAAGAAACCCACTTTTGGGCTTGGATATTCCAAGTAACACCTGTGTACTTTGATACTCTTTTATGGGTTACGGCCTCTGATTGTTTACTGTATAGCATAAATTCAATTTTAAAATACTGCTGTCTTTCCATTAAGGCATTTGCCAAGCTGTCAGTCTTTTGATAATTCAGCGTGGTTTGTCGCCGGCCGTTTCAAGAGCTTTGAAACAATCATTATCAAGGCCTACGTTTCCGACAAGAAAAGATTTATGAAGAAACGGCTACTTAACTACGTGGAGAAGAGAGGACTCGAACCTCTGACGCATCTGATTAAGTTTAGATCTCCCCAAATAAAAACTACACTACAATCAAACCGCTCTAACCAACTGAGCTACTTCCCCGATTTGCTCGTCTGTTCCGAACCGTCAAGCTACTTAGCTAATGATTTCACCCTATTCTGGAAATTGATTTCCCGCCATAAACCGTTAGGGCTTGGTGCGTGTCCTATCTGCTTACTCCACGCATTCACTATTGCAGATGAATATTTCTTTTTGTAGCAAGAGCGGGATTCGAACCCGTGACCTTCGGATTATGAGTCCGACGAGCTGCCGACTGCTCTATCTTGCGATGTTAGGCTTCTATATGTGGCTCGTCTTAAACACCGGATTATGCCACATTCTTATCCGATACGAGTCTGCACGAGTGAAGCCTTTTTATTTTAACCAAAAGCAACTTTTGAACGTCTTTTTCTTTTTACCATGTTGCTCTGACGAGTTGCAATATAAGTCCCATACTGCTTTGGAGTAACTCCATAATCTGGAGGAAACAAAGTTCTAGGAGCATCGCCCATTGACGCACTTTTTTTAAATTCAATTGCGGATTTATTCGCTGTTTGTGCTGCTGATCCTAAACCAAGCATCGCTGCTGCCATTTTTAGATAAGTGTTTTTTCTCATAATTTCTACTGTTTTAAATCATTCCAAATATAATATTTTATACAATTCATTTGTATTTTATACAATTAAAATTTCAAATTTTTTTAAGGTTGCTTTGCTGATAAAGCCTTGGCAACGAGTTCATCAAGGCGTCTTTGCTTTTCAGGACCAAAACCATCTTCAAGGATAATCGGGTTTTCTTTATCGCCTTGTACCTTGATTGTTCGGGATGGATAAAGCGCTTCAAGTTTACTGATTTCCTTTTTGATGTTGTTCACAACGGCCATTCCTTTCGGAGTGCCTTTGTATTCATCTTTCATGTTCCGGATGTCTTGCTTTAATTCAGCAATACGCATGATGCGCTTCTGCTCAATTGTTGAAGCTTCCTCGCGCTGCCAATAAACGTATGCTTTATCAAGCAGGTTCTTGGCTTGGCGACGTCCTACCGGTATGCCGTTCTTGTCTTTGAATTGCTGAGTGATGTTTTTAAGTATCAAATAATCGGGCACGCCGTTGATTATCCACCCTTGAATGATGAATACACGTTTTTCAGTTTCGATTTTACTTGACCTTGCACCTCTTATCATAGCTATTTACGCTTGGGGAAACAATGATTTTATGATGCTAAGAATATCTCTTTGCTCTTGAACAATTGCTCGAATTTTTGCTGCTTCTTCCTCTCGCATCTTTTGAATGACCTCTGGCAAGCCATCCATTGAAGTATTTGTCAACGCTTGTAAAGCATCTAGTCGACCGTCAAGCCTTTCTTGTAAAAGGTCTTTTATTGAATTAACAGTTGCACTCATGATTTTAAGTTCTTTATCGTTATCCATGTCGGTAGAATTGTGATTTTACTACAAAACTACTGCAATTTTTTCATTAATCTATTGCTTCAAGCTCTTCTCCGAGGTTCAATTCAGGATAGTTTTCTTTGATTTTCTTCGGGTCGCCTTTGTAAAACACCAATACATTTTGGTGCATCTTACCGACTTTGCGACCGCCATTGAACTGTCGCTTAACTCTGATGGCTAAGCTTCCAACGGTATTAACCAATATGATTTCGTTGTACAGCTCCATTCCGGCATCCTTAAAGGCTTGAATAGTATCTGAAACAAAGTTGTAATAGAAGCCTTTTTTATCGCGAACATCACCCACAACAAAGCAAGCGAAACGGTCGTCTTTCAACTGAGCGACTGATTTCTTGATGATAGAGAAGTAAACCTCTTTAAAGTCTTTGTAGTCCATATTGGATAAGTCTTTCGGGTCGTCGCTGTACTTTTCAAGGTCGGCGTATGGTGGGCAGGAGTAAACGAAGTCAACACCTGTGTTGTCAAAAGTATCAAGTACTTCATTGCTATCGCCATCAAACCAAAATGCTTTATCAATGCTTAAAATAGAGGCTTGCTTTCTATTGGCTTCCACCTGGTCCAAACGCAAATCTATACCGGCATAATGATAACCAAGCACTCCGGCAACAATACCCCGAACAGAACCACCGGCGAAAGGGTCAAGGATTTTACCACCTTCAGGACAGAACCAACGGTATGATAACTCACAAAGCACTGGGTCGAAGATGCTCGCGCCCTCGTAAACGTGTAAGCCTTTCTTCTTGGCATAATCAATGATTTCATCCCAAGAAGGCTCGCGCTTTAATGACTCGCGCATCTTGTTTCGTAATTCGTAAATAGCGGTCGATTGTCCGCTTTTTGCAATCAGTTCAACATCTTCTCGGGTTTCCTGAGAATTGAACCCTAAAGACAACCATTTACGCTTTCTGTCTTGCCAAACACCCGAGCGAGTATCTAAGATTGAAAAAGGTGGAAAGATAAAACTATCTTTAAGCGATGCCGGAACAATCTTTTCAGAACTTCCACCAAGTTCACTTTCTTTAAGCATTCCCTCAAAAGCAATATTGTCAAATTCGGGTATGTTTAACATCGTTTGTAAATCGGGAAAATCAAGGTTAAAGTTCTGAACAAATTCAAGAAGTCCTTGCTGGGTAATTTTAGCATAGGCAGAAGAATATACCAACACAAGCTCGGCGGCTTCTTGCATACTCTCGCAGTCAATGAAAGTGGCCGGAAGAAGCTCGGGAACATTGTAACCCGATTTTGAAACCATATCCAAATCAAGAAAACGGTGGCGACCATCCAAGCAATACAAAATACCTTCACTCTCCCATACTTTGAACGGATCGGCGAATTGGTATTTAAGCAGCGACTCAATGAGTTTTTTGTCGCCATTGCTTATCCATTCTTTGAAGTTTTCTTGCTGAATGAATTGAAGATTTCGCCATTGGATAGGCTCTGTTTTAATGATTCTTGATGTAATTGTCTGATTACTCATGGGTTGTAAAAATGTTTTTTTGGAAATATTCTACAACAAATGTAGCAAAATATACGATTGAATTGTATATTATACAAATGAAAAAACCGCCCTTAATCGAGCGGTTATTTAGTAATTGTTTGATTTTTAACTATTTACTATTTTTTATATTGATCATGTAAAACAAATCCTTTGAGTTCTCCGTAGGCTTTGTTGAGTAAGAACCAAGAATCATTTTCTTTGAATTTGACGTGCATAGTTCCTTTTTTGAAGAATTTAACGTCAAAAAACCCCCATTCATACCAAGTATTAGGTTCAATTTGAAACAATTTCTCGTGTTTTGAGTTGTAATTGAACCTGTAAAGACTTCCTATTGTGTTATAATCTCTTCCGGTGATATTGCAAAGCACTTTTACCAAATCATCAATCTTTCTAAGTCCGTAGGTGTCATATTTCACATTGAAGCCCATGTATGACATTGTTTCCATGATTCCCTCAACGATAAACTTTTTGTTGAGCATGTGCCCGGAGTTGGTTTTCCATCCTTCAACACCGAATCGGTTCTCGTGGGTGTATTTTGTAAAGTTGTCAATGGCTTCTTCGAGTGCTCTGTTGAAAGTTTCTTTTCGGGTTCCGACAATGATTTCAAGCATTCGATAAATGTTTCGCATGGTAAAAGGAACTTTTTCTTGCGTTTCGACAAACTTATTGATGTCTTTCATCACTCCGGAAGTAACGTACTTCTCCATGTTCATTTTTTGGAATATGTATTTCCAAGATTGCTTTTGGAGAATTTTTGAAAACTGCTCCTTGCTTGTGATGTCCTTGTCGTGTCCGATTTGCAAGTTGATTGAAGACATGTTGATTTGGCCAATCATTAAATTAACGGATTCGATTTCGGCTTTCATTCGGTCAAACATCTTCATGGTTCCAACATAACGGTTAACGAGTGCACGTACTTCATTGTATTGCATGATGCCTTCGCCTTGGATTTCCTCTTCATCCTCTCCCATAAAAAATCCTTCAAACTCGAAATCCTGACTTTTGATAGGCTTGTGCAATCTGATCAGTCCAACCTCTACACCGGTGGTTCTTTCGGCATCGGAGAAACAATCCCCGAGATTTTCAGTTTGGCCGTAATCTGAAATGATGCTTCTAAGTCTTGGATATGGTCTTTCAATTGTTGAATAATTGCAAAGCGAAACTATTTCGCATCCATCGGGCGCGACTTCCCAAGCGTGTATGATGTGCTTTTCGGCGTTTGAGAAAGGCGGGTTCATGTAAATAGCATGAACGTGGCTGATTTGTTCCGGCTTGCATTCGAAGAAATTCTCGCCAATAAGCGTGGATTTTTGCTTTACGATTTGCTGTAGGTCTTTATTGATTTCCATGCTGAGTACTTCTTTAGCTCCATTGGAAAGGCAATAATCAACTATGTTGCCTTTTCCGGCGTGAGGTTCAAGTATTACTCTGTTTTTACAATCCAAATTCATCATTTGGATTACTTCGGGTGGTGTCGGATAGAATTCTGAATGGAACATAAATTAGTGTTTACAGATTGTACAAATACCGTTTTTGAATAACTGAACGGTAAAACAGCGTTTGCAGTACTTGAACATGGTTAATTGATTTCTAATTCAAATCGGCCGTTGATGTCATAGGCCAATGTGTTAGTTATAATTTCTTCGAGCTCGTCAATCATTTCCTCTTGCTCTTCAAATTCGTATGCTCCGGTTCTGACGTTCCATTCTGCATGGAAAGGAGATTGGTCTAATCTGAATTGGAAAATGTTTGCGTCGATGGTTGTTGATGGTGTGAATAATAAAGTTGCCATAATATTGCTTTTTGTGTTAAACCTTGAGCAATATTGGGTTGACTCTTTGGAAGTATCAAGGAATAATCGAGATTATTTTGTCTGAATTATTAAAGCATTTCGATATAAATTCAGCATGTAGTAAAGCTTCTGACTTCTCTTTGGTGTCGATTATTTCATTACCGGTAACGTTATAAGGAATCCTTGCGATTTTAAATTTACCGGCTAAATCTGTTCCTACAATATTCCATGACGATTTTGATTGGGAATGTACTACTTTGGTTTTGATGTTTGGATTTTGCATGTTTTTAAAATAAGGTTAATTGTTGATTCTGTTTTTTTTGATAGTCATTTGTCTGCGCACACATATTGGCGGAATACTTCGAGGGTTCTGAGCAACCACCAAACCACATTTTTTTACAACTGTAAGCATTACCCCAATCTTCATGTGGCTTAATAATCAAATGAGCACATTTAAAGCATTTGATTTTTGATTTTTCCATTTCAAAATAGTGTTAATTGAGGTTTTTCTTCTTTCACATTTTCCCACAGTTCCGGCCACATTTCCATGTATTTTTTCATGTACTCAAGCGGTTGCTTTTCGACCATCAATAAGTCCGGGAAATTCTGTTTGAATTTGATTAGCGGAACTTCTACAGCATCGGGAGTAACACCGTATAGGATATTACCTTTTCGGCTGTAGAAGTATAGGTTTTCAAGGTGTGGAATCATTGGCTAATTTTTATAACTCATCATCATTAATATCTTCTCTTTCATGTAGAATTTGCAAAAGCCTTTCAGGTTTTAAAATATAACCTGCTAACGCTTCATCAGTTCCAAATTTTCCGCAGTCCGAATAAAAATCTATTATTATTTTTCCGTCTTCAATCTTTATTTCGGCAGATACTTTTTGCTCTTCTTTTGGTTTGTATAGCAATCCCATAACTTAAAAGTTTTCCGGTTTTTCGATGCGTTCGAATTCGATTACCCACACCCACGGATTTTCGTTCCAGGATTGTTCACCGTTGATAGACTTCCATAGTGTCATGAAAGAAGAACGAGCATCGGCACAACCAGAAGTATCGCCTTTATAATCTCGATACAGTAGTCTTGTTTGAAAGTTTTCTACCGGCAATTTAACATCTTTCAAAACTCCTTCACTTATTGCATCTTCCTCTGAAATATCCTGAAGTCTTTCTACTCGGATATCTTTGATTTTAAGAAACAAACGGCAAGCTTCTTTTGGCATAAACAGAGAACTTCTTTTATACCAACCAAGAACTCTTTGACTATTTTTGAATATTGAAGACGGGGGATTATCATTGTATGCAATTGATGTATAGGCATTATCTGCTATAAATTTCCATTTTTGCTTACCTGTTTTAGTTAATCCGTTTTTTCTCCAAAAACCATATTGATAGAAGCTTTCTCTCACCCAAAGCACATCGCCAACTTCACCGTATGGGCATATAAAAGTATCAGGCCTTGTTAAAACATCAGGAGGTAACATGCCGGTAGTAATCCACTCAAGCGCTTTACCTTTAACAACTCTCCTTGTCTGTAATTTGGTTCCGTTTAAAATCGCCTGAACCATAGGCGTGCTGAATAAAATTGGTTTGAAATTCATATTGATTTGATTTATGGGTTATTTATCTTTTACAAATTGTGCATTTGTCATCTCTGAACAATTGCATCGAGAAACAGTGCTTGCAATACTTCCACATTAGGCAGATTGTTTTTTAGGGTTACGTTTTTTCTTTGCTGAAGCTTTCCGAATTAATGGAACGCTTTTCTTCATCAGTTCGAGAATTCTATCGTGATAATCAGTATTCGAGTTAAATTTTCCTCTGCACTGGATAACCTCCCAACTTTGAATGCTAAACTCAACTGTTTCTGTTCTCACTCCATTTACTCGGGCGGAAAAAAGCAATGAGTGTGTTTTGGTATAGTAATCGTTTGTGAACACGCAGTGCTTTAATTTCTTGCCCTCTTCCTTAAAATCATCAATATTCTGCAATGGTTTGATGGTTAATTCTCCATCGACAAACTCAAGATTCAAGAATCGTTTCATTCGCTCGATGTAAGCCATGTTCTTCTGTTTGATGTTGGCTTCTTTCTCCTGCTCTCTCTGTATTCTTCTCTTTTCAACTAAAGCATCATGAGCCGCATTCAAGTCCTCAGGACAAATGTATTTTGGATTGTGTAAGTCCTTCCCGAAATGGCTCAGCAAATTGAGGTAGTCATACCAAATACCAGGGTCTTTGATTTCGTACTTATGGCGCAGTGTTATTTTTATCTGTGGCCAATATCTTGAATGATCTGAATCTTTGTATAAGGCATGTTGCAAAATTTCTTTTTGCTTCGACTTGAGAAGCGTTTCAATCTTAGGAGACATCCTAACTTTTTCAATCAAACGTCTATAGTCGCAATCATGCTCAAAGCAGTCAAGGCTATACTTTTCAAACTGAGGTAGGAACTGAGCACCAGGACAATTGTAATCTGAAGCAAATCGGTCGTAATCGTTTCCTCTCCAACTTCTCGTATTCACATATCGTACTTCATAAGTTCCTCTGAATCCATCGCCATAGAAACAAGGCAAAGCTCCAACAATTACTCTCTTATCTTTTTCATAATCTTTCCACTCTTCGAAAAGTCTATGGAACGAGTACTGAGGTTTCTTCTTCTTTGACATGTGCTTCCAACATGATAAGTAACGCATCACTTGGAATCGGCCAAATACTTCAGCTACGCCAAAAGTGATAATTCTTGTTGCCATGCCACCGTTCTCTGTAGCTACTTTTTTGAGCTGCCTTCCACATGAAGGACACTCTACTCCGGAAACTTCCTCTTGCCACATTTGCATTTCAGGTTTCCATTGGTGGTTACATTCTAAACAGATGAAGTTCTTGTAATGGGTAGTAAAGTAAAACTCATGCTTTGATATGATGTAAGGCTCATGCTCTTTAGTTGGAAGAAGTCTTTGGTGCAAATCCCAAACCTCTATCTGTAACTTGGTTTTCGGTTTCATTATCCAAATAGTGTTGGTTGAACTTCTTCTTTCTGCTCCGGCTTAGCTTCAGTCTTTTTAGACTTTGCCGTCATCTTCTCGAGCGCTTGTGTAACAGCCAGCTCTTTGGCTTTTTGTTTAGCCTCTTCGATTTCTTCAGGAGAAAGAGTGATTTCATTCTTGAGTTGCTCTTTGATCTCCGGAATGTATTTTGACTTCTCAGTTTCAAACAAAACCTTTTTGGCTTTCTCTTTTTCTTCTTCAGATAGTTCTACACCTCGGTTGATAATTACATTGGCGCTGATAGCTGCAACGTCTTTGATGTTGTCCTCGTCGTAGTAGTGTACAGCCCATCCAAATACTTCTTCATCTGAGTATCCGGCACAGCCTCCATCCTTGGCGCACTTCAAAACATAGTTGCAGCATTCCTCAAGGCTCTTGTGTGGTTTTTGATAGTTGGCAGCGAACAGTTCATCTTCAGCTGCACGTTTGTCAAGGTAGTTTTTGATTGTTTCTTTGAAATGTTGTGATGATTTCATCTTGCTCGGTTTTAAGGTTATTGTACTTGATTAAATTGTTTTTGTTTTTCCTGAAGAAGCTCGACCGGAATCCTCTTTGCTTTTACGAGTTGGCCGACTTTGTATTCGATTTGGTCTCTCTGCTTCCGAGAGAGCTTGCTTTGCTTGTTGATGATGAGGATGTACTCGTCAATCATTTCTGTTCTTGTCATGTTCTTAGTTGGTTTCAAATTGTATTTTAGTTTGATAGTCTCCGTTGTAACCTCGCTTTACGCATTCTTTTACAAATGCTTCAGGAGTTTCAATATTGTATTTTAAATCCTCGTGAATCAAGTATCCAATGTCTCGGTAGTAGAAGACCTGAAATCTTCTCCGGTTGCATCCGTAGTTTTCAATCTGTTCAATGTATTCATCATTCGATAATTCTCTTTCGCAGATTATTTCCCAATTGTTTTCAGCTCCACTCTTGCGAGAACCATTCATGCTATCGATGATAAATGCTATCTGACAACCCGATTTTGATTCCCTTTTATAAAATCCATACTTGATTATGAATTGATGTTTAGAAACCTTGCTCTTGATGAACTTAATCTCATCTTTGGTAAATGGTTCTCTTTTTTCAGCAAGTTTCATTAAGTCCATTTGGTAATTTATTATATTACAAGTTACGTAAAAAAAGCTCTATATCCTGAGCCAAATCGGAATAATTCAAGGCGGTATATCGTAATACTTTCCAACCTTGTGCAGTGGCCAAATTGTACTTTGAGCAGTCTTTCGAGTATCCGGCGATGGTAGTATGACCTGACTTGTCTGACATCAATCCCTCATACTCGATGGCCAACTTCAATTCCGGGACCGCATAATCAAATCGAAACTTACGTTGCAGATCAAACTGATGCTCTTTGACATACTCCGGAATCAATCCTTGCTGTTGGAATGCCTTGAGGATAAACTCGATGGTGTTCTTCTCGATGCTTACCTTTTCAATTTTTATTGGAGCTGGTTTTTTAAGTTGAGACATTACTGCATCGGTGTTTTTTTTAATCTGTTCCTCAACTGTCATTCCTCGTTCCTGAACTGCCTTCAGGTCTTTGTCTGTCCAACGTTTTGCCATGTTAAGTATTTTGAATATTTATTTGATTAAAACTCTCCCAATCTTTCTCAGTCCATTGCTTAACTGACTTGCCCCATAAGTAGTGCCTTGGTGACTTTCTCAGCACATCGAGAACCTGATATAAATTGCACGTCTTTTTAAACTTTCCGGCGGTCTCTTGCTCTTTGGCTTTTTCCTTTTCCTTTTCGATTCGCTGGAGTTCTCTCCACTCTTTATTCATAGCTCTGACCTTTTCCTTGTTTTTCTCGTACCATTCTTTTTTCTTCTTGGAAACCTTTTCTTTGTTTTTATGGTACCACGCTCTTTGAACTTCAAGGGTGTGTTCTAATTGATTTTTTTCGCTCGGTATTAGATTCATAATATTGCTTCTTTGAATTTTTGAAAATCTGATTTAAACTGCTTCAGGTAGTTGCTTACCATAATCGATTTACATCTGTTGATTACAACTCCAAGATGCTTTCCTTTCGATACATTCTCCTTGGCAGCATCCAAAGTGTCTTTGAAACTTCTCCTTCCCTCATTCTTGGCAACATCTTGTTTCAGCTCGGTAATGTAAATGTGCTCTTGCTGTTTGTAAAGGTTCTTCTTTTGTTGGTCGTCTTGAGGAAGCTTTGCTTTGACATCATCGTACAAAAGCCAAGCATCATTTGAATGGTCAAGTTCGGCTATATCATCGAATACTGATTTTAAAAAGTCCTCTCTGATTTTTGCCTTTTCCTCTTCTGTTGGACCTTCAACCGGAGTATATGAAAGCAGTTTGGTTTTTGCTTCGTTGTATTCCGGATTCTGTTTCTTGTAAGCCATATACTGATTCAAGACTTCAGATGTTGTGTTGATGCTCAGCTCCGGTAAAAGATTGAAGTCGGTTCCGTCCGATCGCTTCAACTCTCTTGACATTGCAAGTCTGAAAGCCTCATAAACTTCCGTTGGTCTTATGTTTTTGAACTTTGGAGTAGTGGTCAAGAATAGTAACCAGTCTTTGGCCATCTCGCTATTCTTTTCACGAACCTGAAGAAGTCTGATGATATCGTTGGTTAGTTTGGTTTTTGTATCAACAGAGCTTTCAACGATAGACGCCTGGGATATTTCCATTTTCAACATCTTCGGTAAGTTCTCGTACAAGCTCTCCGGGATCAATTTCGGCAGGTTTGTAACCTGGATTTGGATTTGGTTTTCGCTCGTTGTTAGTTGTTGGGTTTGCATGAATATTATTTTTTAGCCAGTTATTAAAATGGGTTAAAAAGTCTTTTTTGTTAGGGTGTAGCTTTTCGATGTTACCGAGATAAAGCACAAACTCATCTAATTTTTTTGGAATTATCTCGGGAGTAACTTTGAATTGCATTGCTGTTGTTTCAATCCAAGAAGGCGATTCGGTTTTTTGAATAAAAGCGTGCTGAACATTTTTTGAATTATCGAACTCTTTTTTTAAAATATCCTCTTCTTTTCTTTTCTCTTCTTTACTCTTCTCTTCTTTACGGATAACTTCCGCCATTCCGGCGCGGATTGGTGGGTTTCCGGCGCGGATTGAATCGTTTTCAGTACTAAAAGCTTCCAATACGGCGGAATATTGAGGAATTTCTGTTTTCCTTTTTCGGTATGCATCCGCTACACTATCAACAAATTTTTGGCTCCAAATCACATCGTAATTCTCATAAAGGAACTTATCAATTGCTCCCAACTTTGACAGATCATTCAGTATGTCTCTGAGCTTATTTTCATCAACTCTACAGACAGATGATAGGTACATTAGGACTGAATCATCTTCGATGTGAATGAAATGGTTTTTAGCCTTCCCAAGTTGCTCCAAGAGCTTGAACCAAGTAGCGTAACCATCGTTACCATACTTTTGCTCTATGATGTGCATTTTACGACCGTGGGTGCAGTCGTGTGGAAAGTAGTCCACATCCTTACGCTGTTCTCTTGCCATGAGCCGGAAATAAATTATAGGTTAAACAAGGTTCACACATCCCTTTATCGTTGCTTATAATGCCTTCAGCGATTTGTAAAAGGCGGTTGTACTTATCTCTGAAGATTGCATCATAAAGCATTAGGTCTCTGAATTTCTTTTGATAGTAGATTACATGGTCATGATGCACTCCAAATACATTCCCTATCTTTTGAAAGGTGTAGTACTTTCTGCTTCTCAGAATAACCGATACAGCTATTCTTGCATCAACATTCTTTCTGTTTCTCTTTCTTTCAAAACAGTTACCTTCAAATATCTCATTTGCCTTGTGGCATAGTTCAATGTGATTCATTACTTGAATAGGTTTACTACGTTATCAATAAAGCTCATATCCATTTCATCGGTGGCTCCGGTAATGGTGTTACCGATATGGCGTTTCTCCTGAATCATTTGGTACATTTCCTCATCAATGGTGTTCTGACCAAGGAAGTAGGTACACATGACATTATTCTTTTGGCCAATACGGTGCGCTCTGTCCTCGCACTGGGCACAATCCGCATACGTCCATGGGTACTCGATAAATGCTACACGACTTGAAGCGGTAAGCGTGATACCTACACCGGCAGCTTTAATGTTACAAACAATGAGCTGCACCTTCGGATCAGTTTGGAAACTGTCAATTGCCTTTTGCTTTTCTTCAGAAGTCATTCTGCCATTAACTGAAACCGCATTCGGGAACAATCTTCTTACCTCGTCACCAATCTCATGTAGGTTGTGGAATAAAATCAGCTTCTCTCCGGCTTCCAATACCTCTTGAACGAACTCTTTAACCTCGTTCATCTTTCCTTTGGCGGAGATTTGTTTTAATGCTCCCATACGCACCATGATTTCGCCTCGAAGCTTGCGAGCGATTTCCTCATCGTTACAACCTTTTTCCTCAAGCCACTGTACAAAATCATTCTTGGCTTTGTTATACTCGGCCCGGTTCGTGATATCACAAAGGATAGTTTGGCGTTGTTTATCCGGAAGGTCTTTGGCCACGTCTTTTTTCTCTCGTCTGAAGAAACAATGAACGTTAAGCATGTAGTTCAGCTCTCTGAGGTTAGAAGCGCCGGAACCACCTTCACAGTATCTTTCTCGGAATGATTTCTCATTGGCCAATTTTCCAATGATGGCCAGCTGAGGTAATGCATCGATAGGTTTGTTGACAATCATAGTACCGGTTAAACCAACTCGGTAGAGTTTACCTATTGCGATTTGCAAGGCGATTTTGGTTTGTTGGGTGTTACGGTCTTTGCATCTGTGAATCTCGTCTATAATGACAGAATTGAATAGTTTAACTCGGGGATTCATAACGATGTCGGACGACTTGTATGGTTTCTTGTCCGGCATCTTATCCACGAAGTACTTCTTCATCGATTCGTAGTTGACAATGAATACATCAATACCGGCTACCTCATGGTAACGATGCCAGGTGTCTTTGATTTTGTCCTCAAGGATGATGGCTTTCTTTCCGGTCCACATTTCCCATTCACGTTTCCAATTGATTTTGGTTGATGCCGGACAAATTACCAGGCATGGGAAAGTAATCTCGTTGTTGTATTTCTGTGCTGAATAGATTGTTGCGATGGACTGCATTGTTTTACCAAGACCTTGCTCGTCGCCATTGATAAAACGTTTTAATTGTAGGCCACGTGCAACTCCTTGAAGTTGGTATGGTCTTGGCTTGAATCCATTTTCTCGGTTGTAAATGTCAATCTCAAAGGCTAAATCGGGCATAGGTGGTATTTCTCCGATTTCTTCAGGAACACGTGTCTGAGCGACAATCCACTCAGCACGTGTTTTTTTCTGAATTTCTTCGAGCGCATCACGTTGAGAAAATGGAACAGTCCAAGATTTGCGAGCCATTACAAACTTGGCTCCGGGTATCATCTTGATAAGATTGGTATTGTGAACCCGAAACCGTGTGTATGGTATTTTTACGTGAAATTCTGTTGGATGTTCAATAATTTGCATTGCTCGGCGTGTTAAGATTAATCAGCGAAAGCTGAGTTGTTCTTTTTGGCTTTTGGTCCTTTAGCTTTTGGTTCAGGAGTTTCTTGTTCTTCTTCCTCTTCTTCTTCGTTAAACATTTGAAGTTGTGCTCTCTCGGCGTGTTTGCCTTCCATGTAGGCAAGTACTTCACGTTTTAAGTGGTCGATGTCCTCAATAAATTGAGAAATGAATTTGTACTTAGTGCCTTCCATGTCAACTGATGGAGCAGTAAGTGAAAGAGGGTCGCCTGACTCAAGCAATCTGTTTCCGGAAAGTGTAACGTAGTTGAGTCCTTTCTTTTCCATGATGTCAACTGAGCCAACATAGAACTTGAAGAACTCTTCAGTAACGGAATGCTCTCTATCTTCGAGATAGCTTTCAGGTCTTTCGAGAGCTGATTGTACTAAGGCTTCATCGGTTACTTGTTCGCATAGGAAAGCGAAGTGCGGAATGAGTTTACGGAAGCACGCTCTGAGGTCGTCGTGGATTGGGGCATCTGAAGATACTTTGTTCAGATTGTTTTGGTCGATGTCCTTTTGTTCGAATTCGTAGTTTAGGAACAACGAGCTTCTGATGGACGCTTTTCTGATAATGATGTTCATTAGGATAAAGTGATTTTGGTTAATAATTTATTTGATTCTTCTCTTTCTTCGATTTGCATCTTGTAGTTTTCAATGTCTTTTGTGATAGAGTCTATCTCAACATTATTAAGTTCGTGAAGCCTTATACATACCACTTCGATAACTTTGCTTCTGTCTTTTGGTGATAGGTGATGAGTTAGAATTTTCAAAATCTCGTTCGAAATTTCTTCTCTTGGGTCTGTTTTTGCTGGTTGATTAAAGTCCATGTGTTAGTTATTTAGGATTAAAAAATACTCTTTGAATCGGTTGTCGGTTAGCTCCGATTGAACCGGAACACCGTAATCATCTTTCAGGTCTTTTACTCGCCGTCTGAGGTCTCCAATACCGTAGCGAACCAATGCTGAGGTAGTGGTCAGCCTTTCGCCTCTGAGCATAGCCTCGTAAACTATTCGGCATTGATTTGAAAAGCGCTCTTTGTTCTTCTCAAATATGGTTTGGCTTTCGAGATTGTTCTCACGATGAACCGGTGGGGCGGTGAAGTCGATTGAAAGTTGATTAGTGTTCATAGTTATGATGGGCTATAAGTCATTTCTGCTTTTGCTTTGCTGATAAGTGTTCTGCACCAATCGAGCTGATGGGTACATGCTCTGTTTACTCTCTCACACCAATTGACCATGTAGTTCTCATCTTCACAAAGAGCATCAGCAAACTTGTTGGCGGTGGTTGCCGGAAGTGCTGACAGCTTTTTCATCTGTGCGATGATTTGGCCATTGAGTTTTCGGTCTCGGTGGATTTTTGCATCGGCAAGTAGTTTGCCGGTACGAGCCATTTGAGCAGCGCAGTAGTTACCTCTTTCGACTGCTTCCTGAACATCTTCGGACATTTCGGTCTCGATGGTGCTTTGGATGGCTTTCAGCTCCTTGCTGATTTCTTCTAATGTGGCGATGTGGTTTAACATATCTACTTAGTTTTAGTGGAGAAGAGAGGACTCGAACCTATGACACCATCGCTACCACTTTTACAGATAGCCAATGCGCTCTAACCAACTGAGCTACTTCTCCTTTTTACACCCGGATGTGCGGTTCCAATTTTAGTATGCTTGTTAGCTTTTACTTTTGCAGTCCGGGTGTGGTTTATTGTTATACTTCGTCCGGATCAGTATCGAACCCTTTTATCCATTTTGGTTTGTATAGCTTTCTAACCTCATTATTGTGGTCAAAGAAGTTGTACGACTCATCAAATCTATTTTGCTCAATACATTGATTGAGTTTTGAAATAGCGTACTTGTATTCCCTTTTTCCATATTCCAAGAATGATCTGTCAATCTCAATGATTGAGTAGTTTTTCTTTTGGTCACAAGCAATTACAAAGTATCTACATAGAAATTCTTCTTCAGTGTCAGCATCATCATAGATACCACCTTGCATGTAATACTTATCATTTGTAATGGTTCGCTCTACTTTTGTAGGTTCTGCATCTGAAATGAACTTCAAGTCTATTTTGATGCCTTTTCCTTTGCCGTCGATAAAACCAATGATATCCCAGCCATCGTAAGTAAACCTTACCTTAACCTCTGTTTCGGTAATATGGTTAAGGATAGCAGCTATTTTCGGTTGGCTTTTTAGGTAGTCGGTAAGTTCTTTAGCATTGTCGTACATTTCTTGACTAACACACTTCTTACCGCTGTTAACTGCTTCGATATATGGTAAAAGCTCGTTGTATGTTTTTTCAAAATTTCCGCTTTTGTAGTTGTTTGAAAACGCCTCTTTTGGTTCTATTCCACTAAGTACATCTTCGCAGAAAGCAACTTGATTTTCTGTAGATGGAGTTTTGTTGATAATGGTAAATACTTCAGCTACTTTTTCACTCTCAAGCATCATCATGTGGCATAACTCGCCTCTCAACATATCTTCAGTTTGTTTCCAAACTTTTAACTTATAATCAATTGCATGTCTTGGGGATTTCAAAAACTCTTTCAAAAGCGAAAACGAAAGTGTTACGTCTCTGTTTTTGAATCTTTCAATCATAAGAACACTTTTGTCTTTCGGTTCTTCAATAGGTGGCATCTGTGTTTCGATTACTTCAATCTCTGAATAACCGAGTGCTAAATCTTTGCTCATAATTATGCTGGTTTAAGTTCTTGAAGTTTGTTTTGAAGTTGTAAAACTTGTTCTGCTGAAGCATTAAGTTTTTTTTCAGAGATAGCTTTTAAACAAGCCTCAATCTTTTCTGAACCTAAAGCAATTGTTCTGTTTAAATCTCTATCGTTCAATTCAGGAATTACAATGGTTGGCTCTTCTCCATTTTCACACCATTGCAATAACATTTTTCCAGTTTCTTCACTTGGAACAAACTCAGGTTTACCCATAAACAAACCTGTTCTGTCTTTAGAAGAAGTTGCATTGTGTCTGATATCAATTTCAAGATTAACTGTTAGTTCGTACTCAAATCCCTCTCTTGTCATTTCTTTTAGACCAGCTTTCTCAACCTTTATTTTTCCATCTCCTCCTTTTGTCATTTCGTAGTCTTGCTTACGTCTAACAGTAGTAATGATGTGACAATTTGAAGATAGAATTGTGTCAATGAAATTCTGATGTCTTGGAGTAACTTTTGCCCAATCTTGGTATTTTCCTCCTAAAGAATCTACTATGGCTAAACAGCCTCCTTTTCCATCCCATTCATGAGTAATACTGTCTATGATTATAACTTCCATTCCAGCTGACTCACATTCTTTTATTGCGTTTATGTAACGCTCAGGAGTATAAGGTGCTTCTAATGTTAAAACATTATAGTCACCAAGATTTGCATACAGATCTGCACTACCGTTTTCTGTATCAATAATTGCTACTTTGGATAAATCTCCTTTGGCAAGTCCTTTTGCTATAAGTATAGCTGAATAAGTTTTGCCTCCGCCACTAACAGCGGACAGACCAAGTCTGATTTTTGCTTTTTGGCGTGTTGCCTTTCTTAATGTGCTCATTTGTTCTATTAATTTGATTATTTATTACCGGCCTCGTGCCAGTGCTCGTACTTATTACATTCTCGTTCTTCCTCAGCATCGGTTGGTGAACATTGTTTCTCAAGAAGGTGTATCCACCACCACATGAATATCACCGTAAACATTCCTATCAAAACCGCTATGCCTATGCACACAACTATTATTTCGATTACGTCTCTCATGGATTAGCTGATGTAAAGTTGATATCCGTAATACATTGCTCCGATTAGAGCGACAATGGCTACCACCATTAGGAACTGAAGAAATCTGTCTCTTAGGAAGATTTTGTAAAAGGTTTCGTCGTCGTAGTTTCTCATGATAAATAGATGTCGGTTTTAATGGTTGTGTTTGATAGTTTCAAGTGAAGTTCTGCATACACCAAGGTTGTGAACTCAATGCCATTTTTGTTTTGAGAAATGGCGGTCTTTGCAGTTTTGACAATTAGCTGTGACATAGTGTTGGGGATGTTAGGTTGAACAAATCGGTTTTGGTTAACACCGGAACATTCCAAAAGGTTGCTCCGTTGAATTCGATGTTGAGTTTGAAAACTCTGTCTTTGTAATCAGTGAAGAATACTGTTGTGAATTTCTGAGCGAAGTTTTCAATTGAGTTATCAATTGACATTGGGCTCGGATTTCCGCCGATGTTGTATCGGGTTGGTTTACCTTTTGCGATTACTAAATTTTCAATTTCTTGAAAGCTCATTTGCTCACGCTTTCCATCAACAACTACTGTGATGTTTTTTTTACTGAAATCATTTACTATCTTTGTCATGTTCTATTTGATTATGCCTTGCTCGGCGTTAATTAGATTTGATTAAACCACTTCTTGCTCGGGGTGGTTTTTTTATTAGAAGAAACTTTCTAATGTTCCTAAAGCATCATCAATACTTTCCTTTGCTGACTCCAATACTTTTAAGTCATTGTAAAGACCAATCTTTTCCTCTGAATCAGTTTCGTTGTCAACGGCAGTTTTAACTATTTTGATTTGCTCATTGATTATTGCTTCTGAAAACTTTAGGTTTTCTATTGCTTGTTGGATTTGTGTTGCGGATAATGTGCTCATGTGTTCTATTTTTTAATTCGATTTTTACTTCTGTTGGCGATGGTTCTAACGGCTTGCTCTCCGTTTATCTTCCCCTTTCGGGTGGAGTTGCCGGACACCACTCTCGACAACTCCTTCTTCAGCATTGAAGCTTCTTCTAACATCATCCCGGCAATACTCTCCAACCGGTCGATTCTTCGTAATATTTTGGCATCTGAACTCATTACGCTGTAACTGTTTCAAATATTTGCTCATCAGTCAAACCATGTTCGCGATAAACTTTAACCGCTGCCATTTTCGTTAAGTTATCGCTGTTACGCTGAGCCAATTGCTGAACGTTTCTCTCAGAAACTCCAAGAGCCAAAGCTGTACTTAATCGAAATTTCTTGTCGTTTAACAGTTTTTCTATGATTAATTGTGTCACTTTCATGGTATTTTGTGTATTTTTGTTCGTATATATATGCAAATATACACACATTGTGCATACCTGCAAACTTTTTGCACACTTTTTTACACTTTGTGCGTAAATTTTTTTCAACATGGCAGAAACACTGACACCGGAAGAGATTAAGAGGGCTCGTGTATCACTAAACATGACACAATCGCAGTTCGGAGAGATGCTTGGCGCTAAGCTCCGAACAGTACAATCATGGGAAGATGGCAGCCGAAATATGAAAGAGGCCACGGTTATGTTACTTGAGCAAAAACTCAATACGCACAATACCACACAAAGTGTAAATGATGCTGCTGAAGCCTACAATATTGAAGTTTCTCATATCGATGGCTTGCGCTCAAGTGTAATGCACGTGCCACTGGTTAACCAGTACGCCTATGCCGGTTACCTATCGGGATTTGCCGACAATGAATATGTAGACAACTTGCCGAAAATACCATTCATACTTGATAAGGAGTATAGGGGAGAGTATCTCTGCTTTGAAGTCAAAGGAGATAGTATGGAGTGTGATTCTGAAGAAAGCATTCCGGAAGGTTCTATACTATTGTGCCGGAATGTGCGTAAGGAATATTGGAGAAACAAGCTGCACATACACAAGTGGGATTTTGTGATAGTTCACAACACTGATGGCATATTGGTAAAGCGTATCATCAAGCATGATGTTGAGAACGGCATTATAACAATTCACTCCCTAAACGAGTTTTATCAGGATAGAGAATTACATTTGAAGGATATTCAACAAATATTCAACATAGTAGAAATACAAACTAAAAGGAAAAGACGATGAGAAAAATTATTGCATTGCTATTGATCTGCAGCAGTTCATTAGCTCAAGAAAAGTTTGAATACAGCGAAACAGCATTTACTGATTACGTTGTTACTGAAGTAAACGGTGATGTAAAAACCATTTACTCAAAAGCCTTGAACTGGATAAAAGAAAATTATGTAAATCCGGATGAGGTAATCAAGATGACAATGGATAATGAAAAAATCAGATTTCAGGGTTATAAAGCCAACTTTCTTTGTATGGGTTCAGTTTGCTCAAATGCTTCCTATACAATAGAGATTAGCTTCAAAGATGGTAAGTACAAGTTTGACCCAATGCAATTGAAGTTAATGAATAATGCCGGGAGTTATGAAGTGCCTCTTTCTGATCTTAGAATTTACTATGACAAAAAAGGTAAAGTAAAAAAAGGTTCTGAAGAAGCGTTACAGAGCTTGTCTGACTTATTCAACGGTCTTAATTTAAGTCTGAAGGATTACATCAACGGTAACACCAAAAAAGCGGACTGGTAATGTTAGAGGTTAACGAAAAGGTTTTCAATTTTATTCAGGCTCTCAAGTCAAGCGGTCGAATTGAGTTCGACAACGACTTCTGTGAGGCAATTGGTCTGAAGAAACAAAACCTAAATAACATCAAGAACGGAAAGAACTTCTTTGCAACAAAGCATATAAACCAAATATGTAAGGTTTTCGGAGCTAATGCAAACTACTTCTTTGGCACAGAGGACAACATGTTCCGCCGTTTAAAGAGTAAATAATATCGTCAATAATAAAATTCAAATTCAATAATTCATAGTATCATTCCAAGATAATTGTAGCTTACAAATCAGCGGTTTAAGATATCATTCCCGATAGCACATTCTCTGTTAATCAGAGGGTCCTTGGTTCGAGCCCAAGAGGGGGAGCAAAAGCCGGAAGTTACACCACCAAAGACTTCCGGCTTTTTTTATCAAAACCACTTCAGCATTGTAGCACAGTTATCGTCAATAATAACGTCAATAATTAAGCTACATGAAATCAGAAAGAATCTTACTGCCCAATGGCTGCAGCTGTAGCCGTCCATCTGTATTTCCCAAAAATTGGAAAACGTGTGATAAGTCAGCATTGAAACTGTATTGGCGCATTCAGTACTATTTCTATGACCCGAACTTTCCCAAGCCAACAACTCCAATCGTTGTAAAGGGAATGAATGAATACAAATCATTGGCCGATCGGAGAGCAGTTACTCAAATGCTTATCGATGATGAACTTGATGCACTCATCAACAAAGGTTTCAATCCTTACCTGAAGAAATACACAGCGCTTGAACCTGAGAAGCCAAAAGCAGAACTCAATCCGGATTTGCCATTCGTGGAAGCCTTTCGTTTGGCATCCAAAAAGGTGAAAGGTTCAAAAGAACACCTGGACCAAATTCGTTTTGCAATCAACCGGTTTGAAAAGTCAGCAGCTCAACTTCGTATAACCGATGTAACCATTGGCCAACTTAAAAGAAGTCAATTCAAAGAGGTATTGGATAACCTCGATTTAACGGATAATTATTTCAATAAGTTCAAAAGCTACTTCTCGAGCTTGTTCTCCGTTCTTATCGAATGGGAGTGCTGCGAAAACAACATTACTCGTGATATTAAGAAGCGTGTTGTGGTCAAAAACCAAAGAGAAGTACTCAGTATCGAATGTGTGGCCAAGATACTTGAGAAGCTAAAGCCAAATCTTTACGAGTTTTACCGATATGGAAAGATATTCCTTTACTCCGGTTCTCGAAGCCGTGAACTTTTTTCAGTTCAAGCCAAGCACGTGAGACTTGAGAAGCAAGAATACGATGTACTGATCAAGAAAGGCAGTCAGTATGTTTGGGAGACAAAGGTTATAATCAAAAATGCAATTCCTTTTTGGAGAGAAATAGTATCGTTGGCCAAGTCACCTGAAGATTATTTGTTTTCTGAAGGATTGATTCCAGGACTGAAGAGTATAAGCTCCCGACAAATTACAATCAGATGGCGTAAGCATGTAAAGGCAAAGCTTGTATTCTACAAAGATGAGGTTCGGGAAAAGGCTGAGCTTGACAAATTTGGTATTAAAGATTACGAATTGATCTCCGCTGACTTCTATTCGATGAAACATACCTTTTTGGATTTGCTTGATGAGGTTCATGCTGAGAATACTGCTCAGGAAATGGCAGCGCATCGTTCGGGCAAGATAACCAAGGTTTACGCTGTTGGAAGTGTTAAGCGGAAGAATGAGCGATTGAAGCAGATATCAGTATAAAAAGAAAGGCACACCTTGTGAGTGTGCCCTTCCGCCCCAAATCTACAATATGAACATGCCAATTGTATGCTACGCTTTTTTAATCCTGCTCAGTATTCCTAAAACCGGATTTGTAAATGCAGTAATGCCCTCTATAAGTTTAGGAGCAAAATATATGATAGCAATAAGATAAAGCCACCATGGTATTTGACTGATTTTTTTTGATAAGTACTCATCTGTTTTCTGCTCAAAGGACTTCTCGGTTTTTTCCTTTTCTTTTACTTTCTCTTTTGTATTTGAAGTTTCGCCAATAGTAGCTCTGAACTGAAGCTCTCGTTTGATTAAGTCATAGTAAAGTTCATAACCATTATCACCGGAACTTTTTTGATGGTTTAAACTTGCCAATATACGGTCGACAGCTCGATTAACTTCAGCATCAAAATCACGATTCCCGGTATCACTTTTTTGTACCGGAATTACAGACTTATCATTGATGGCTTTGTTCTTTTCAGTAATATGGCTACTGTCTTTTGATTTTTCTGAAAGATTAGTTTCTTTGGTGCTTTTGTTTTTTTCTGAATTTGTTTTCATGGTACCGCATCCTATAAATGAAAATGCGATAATTAATGCTAAGTACTTTTTCATAATAAATCTTCGTAACGTTTTATGATTTTGGCCATTTCTACAGCCAACTTTTCTTTGTTTGATTTGTATCTTCTAACATCATCAGAATTGGAAATGAAACATAGCTCCAATAAGCAAATGATACCATCTTCACGCATCAATGCCAATCTCCCTCTATGGCTATCTGATTCTGTTTTTACCCCTCTGTTTTTAATTCCGAGAATTGATGCGGTCAAATCTGAAAGCTCTTTCGCAAAGGCACGGTCTAATCTATCAGATTCAGCTTCAATCAAAGCAGTAGTTCCAGTGGCCGATTTGTTTTCGGCGGCATCAAAATGAAACTCTATTATAACAGAGCCATTTCCGGTTTTTATTCTCTGAAGAACAGTTCCGAGTCTTTCATCATCATTGTCCTTGATAACTTTTAAGCCAATTTTTTCACATTGCTTAATTACCAAGTCACGAAATTCAACTGTTAGATTGGCTTCGTGATATCCGTTTCCGATTGCTCCCGGATCCGGTTTTAATCCGTTTGGGTTATGACCCGCTAATAAGAATACCATAATTTAATTTTCGTTTGCTGTTTCGCCTTTAATTGAGCGCCAAGCACTCCAAATCTTGTTAGACATAAGTTTTATCCTTTCAAATAAGTTAAACCCGCATTTAGGTAGATTCTCGTGTACAATTGAGAAACCTTCATTCAAACAGAATAGTAAAAGAATGAATGTAGGGAGTGTTATTTCGGCATCGGAAATGCTTTCATATCGTAGGTTTTTAATAAAAAACACCTTTTGAAATTTGTACAGTATCAGCGGGAATCCCATATACACCATTCCCTTGACAAACATCTTTTTGAACTTGTCGGAACTGAAGCCTTCGCCTTTACCGAAGAACCATTTGTCTTTTCGGTCGGCTTTTTTTTTCCACTCGAAATAGGAACCTAAAACACCGGTTACCAAGTCGGCCAAGAATAGCCAAAAAAGAATCCAGGCAACGCCTTTGAAATCAACTACCGGTGAAACAACTACTGCCGGAGCGATTGTAAAAAATACAGCTGTTGGCTTTTTAATGATGAATGAAAAAAGAGTGAAGTTTGGTAGGGCTACCGCTAAAAAGTTTCTCATGACTTGATTTGTATTGTGGAAATATTTCCGGTTCTAATTTCGATTACTTCTAAAATTCGCTTTTGATTGTTTTGATATGGTCGCCATCGACCGGCAAGCGTGCAGTTGTATTGACCAACGCAAGCAGTGGCAATGAATTCGTAAATAGGGCTTTCGAACATTGGACGGTGTTCGTTGGATAGGTAGTAGGCAGCCAAGGTGCTTTCGGGAGTTTCGTAACCATGCGCAACCGATTCACCAAAGAATAACGCACCGGAAGCTTCATAGCGCTCGAAAAAACCTGAATGCGACAAACTATCGCTTTCTTGCAATTGGAGTGCTTTGTCCTTAGCTAAGTGATACAAATCCAAGCTGGTTTTGTAAGGAGAAAGTCCGAGTTCTTTTCGGTGCTCATTGTTTAGCTGAATGATTTTCGATTCTTTTTCACTCATATAGTCTGCCGGGATTTCTCTTTGTGGAAATGGCACGAATACTATTTCCTTTTCGCATGAAGTTAGGAGAAACAGTACCATCAAAGACAAGCCAATCAAAAGCAACTTTATAGGAGTAGGCACTTCCTTTTTTTGAATTCGCAATTTAACGGCGATGGTTACCCAATAGATAGCGTAAACTACTATTGAGCCATCAAAAAGAAACTCCGATTTGTACTGTGGAAAAAAAACAGCGGTTCCGGATCCGGATAAAAATCCTATAAGCGTCCAAAGGATATCCCATTTGTCGAAATTGGACTTTTCAATTTGGGCTTGCATCCATTCGTGGCCACCACCGGCTAAACCCCCAAATACAAATGAAGCAAAAGCAATTCCAATAAATACTCCGGCATTATGTGGATAAGAAGAAAATCCGGTAATGTGGCTGATATAATTCCAAACAAATAAGCCAAGAATGCCATGGGCAATGTTAAAGATAGTTTTCATAGTTTGTATAGTCTAATGTGAACAATGTTGTTGTAAGTGCCTTTCAGCATGTGGCGCCATACGTTGATAAATGTAAATCGAGTGAAGAACCAACGCTGAATGATTAATTCAATCGGGTAGTTAAGCGCAATCATAACCGAGAAAAACTCGTTATCGATTTGATATCCAACGTTGCCGTTGCTATTTCTCCAATCGTGAATGAAGCTCGCGAGCTCCCAACGAGATTTGAATCGGGAACGAACGAAAGTCGGACCGTCATAACTGAACTTTCCGGCTTTAAAATCTTCCCAAGCAAAAGTGAAAAGCTCGCGAATTGGATGTTTAAAATCCAATCCGTTCATTTCGGCGTGCATCGACTCATAGGCTTGCTTGAGTTCCTCCGGCAAAAAGTCTTTATACCACTTGTTTTTTCTCATTGCTACAGCTTTCCGGCATTTATGAATAAATCATCTAAGGCTTCTTCATTCAGTCCAAGTTGGAGAGCCAACTGATTTAAAAGAGCATCCTTTCTCTCAAAAACGACAGCATCATTCCAAGCGATTTTAGCATACGTCTTATTCGGTTCAGGGAGTCCGTTTATAGTAAGGTCAATTTGTGACAAGTCGAATTCTGCAAATGCCAAGGCAAGGCGCAACTGTCTGCGTGAAACCGCTTCAGGAACGCTTGCTTTTTTGGCTACAGCTAATTGTTCAGCTGTAGCACCTTCATAGAAGAATCTCTCAGCACGGTTAAACTTTCTGACCAAATAGTTATCAATAGGCAATAAGTCAGTTGAGTTTTCAGGTTGTTCACCAGGTGTGAAATAGTTTGAACCTATTACAGTTTCATCTTCAGCATATATTTGGTATAGTCTCTTTTCCATTATAAAAGGGTATTATAAGATGAGGTATTAGGTCCTAATGCCACACAAGTGAACACTGAATTTTTTCGAGTTTTTGCACCTGCAGGAGAAGATGATATTTGTATTGCAGGAATTAATGATCCTGATTGATTACATTCTAAAACTCCAAATCCTAAAATACGTCCAAAAGGTGCTGCTGAATTACTTGTAGTGACTGTTCCTCCATAGTTAACAACCCTTGCCATTGATATAGCTGCTAATCCTGTTTCATTGGTTATAACTCCAAAAACATGTATTGACATATGTGCCACTGTTGATGTGCCTAAAAATCCTAATGATAGGTTTTTAGAGACTGCAGAAAATTCAATGAAGTTGCAATTGAAGTAAACTAAATATCTTGTTCCGGCTACTATTTGAATAGCTCCATCACTATCAGCACCTCCTGAAAATATCCTTTGTTGAGCAGTAGTGTTTAAAAGAGAAAAATCATCTACTTGAGCCAAGTACAAAGGATTGTTTTGTTTCTTGTTCAATAGGGCTATTAAATCAGTCTGAGAGCTAATTGAACCGGCTATACTTCCCCAATTTGCTGAAGTCAAATATCCATTTGGATTGGAGGAACGTGGATAATAGTTTAAAGCCAAAAGGTCAATTAAATCCGTTTGGTCTAATACATCTCCCTCGATGTCTCCCCAGTTCGTCGTTCCTGAAATCATTCCCAAACTCGCACGTGTGTACAATACCGGGAGCAATGCAGTTACCAAATTAGACATAGTTGTATGAACAACTCCGTTAACTGTAAACTGAGATACTTCCTCGTAGTCACACAATTTCAGTTTGCTGTCGTAAGCGTTTACAACGGCCATCTTATCGCCAATAACATGTGGCATGAAATTCTTGAACGATGGAATCCCATTGAAAGAAAAAGTTTGAGTGTCTATGTTTACAATTACATTCATTGCAATAATGTGGTTTTAAATCCGGAACTTCTACCGGTTGATGAACAAGAGTTACTACACTTCCAACTTGAATAAGTATCAAGGTTTCTCTCAATGAAAAGAACCACGTCTTTCATTAAGGTATTTGCTTCCTCTTTCTTTTTGTAATAGGTGTTTCTTCTATCTTCCAATGGTACCGGTTGAGAATGTGGATTCAATTTGGTCACAACTCCGTGGCTTGTTGAAACCATTGGAGCTTCGATAATCATTCGAGCATAAGCAAAGAATGATATCACAGCATCAAATCCTGAGAACTCAATTAATCGCTCATTGTAAGTGTAGGTTCCGCCTTCAATTAATTTTTTCCAGGCTGGGTCTTCTTTCTTTTCGAGCAGATCAAAATAAAAGTCCTCGCAAACCAATGGCTTGAAGTCAAACTTTTGAGCGGCATCGATATAATTGTTGAACTGTTCCTCATCCAAACCAATTGCAATTTGAAGAAGTGATGAAGCTTTTGCTTTATTAGTTAGTCGTGTTGCCATCTGGATTTGGATTTTGAGGTTCAACGATTTTAGGTTCTCCGAGCATTGCCTTAGCAACTTCATTGGAGTATCCGAAGATGTTTTCCAACATGGCCACACCGGCATCGTAAGAAGTGATTTGTTCTGAAACAGATTTCTGTATCTCAAGGATTGCAGTAACACCTCCAACAGAACCACGTAACTGAGCTTGTGCAACTCTAATCTCTTTGGCTGCCAATTGTTCTTCAGATTGTGGCTCAGGAGCTCCGGCAGTCTTTGTGATATCAACTCCTTGCTGATAGTTAACTGTACCATCATCAAGCAGGCTGTACTGTTTGATAGTCCAATTTCCTGAAGGGTTGATTTCTGACTTGTAGCCACGGAATAACTCAGCGAAAAAAGTTTCAATCTTTTCTTGGTCACGAGAAATGATAGCGTTGTAAACCGATTGGGCTTTGATTAAATCCTCACCTGAAGTATTTCCGAGCTTTCCGGCAACATAGTCTACCAACTGTGGAGGAATGTTCTTGAATGCTTTACGGATGAAGTTAGCGGATGAGCTTTCAAAGTGAGCGTACTTGTCAGCACGGATCTCATTTTTGATTGTATCAAACTTGAAGTTTCCGGATTTCTCTCTTTCGTCATCCCATTCATCCTCAACAACAATTTTAGAAGAAGAACCCTCAAATCCTGAAGCTTTTTCAAGATTACTGAAGAAGTCTTTTTTGTCTTGTTCTTTTGGAAAAGCTCTGTGTCTTATGAAAGTCAAATCCTCAAATCCTCTTTTGGCCGTTCCGTTGTAGTATAGTCCGAGTTGGTGCTCGGTATCTGCAAACAAATAAGCTCCCTCAATCAATGAAGTTGGATAATCATACTTATCATTCAGTTTCAAGAAAGCGATTTGACCTTTGTAGTTTTCCCAACCACCGGCAGCTTCTACTTGAGCAGCGATAACATCAGGTCTTGGATTGTAAGAGTCGAAAACATCGACTTCCTCTTTTTTCAAATCCTTGCCCCATCCGTTTGGAGACACCAATATTTTTCCGATGTACTCTTTACTGTCTTTTTTACCAAGACGGCATAGAGAATAGGGAATGATTTTGAAATGGTCTTTGTCATAGTTGGCGTTGTAGCCTACCAAAACGAAAACGCCCTGGTGTCTTGACAAAGGTTCGCAAGCATCAAAAAGTAGATTGTTCGGGTTGTATGGAAATACTCCTTCAGAAAGATTGACTTTGGATAAATCAACTTGAAAACCGGCACCGCCCAAGAATCGTTCGTATAGCCACGCACACTGAAAAGCAGTAGGAGAGCTGTCGATTAGATTTTCGACAACAAGAGGCTTGAGGTTATCTTCGCCATTGAAAATAACCCCAAATCGTTTATTGTAAACCGATTTTCTCTCTTGTTTGTATCTTTCGATTACTTTGGACTTCATAGTCTTATGCTAAGGCTTCTAATTCGTTTTTGAATTTTTCAACTACTGCTTGAGCGTTGGCGATTGCCTCAGCATTGTCAGGCTCATTGGTTGACAAATCTTCCAAGTCTTGCTCTGCTTTGGCCAAATCGAATTCGATATCCTCTTTGGTTCTTTCAGCAGCATCCTCAGAAGTTTCTTCAGCTGAAGTAGTTTCATCGCAAGCAGGTACTTCGTCTTTTATCTCTTTAGCCAAACCATACAACTCTGCTCTTTCATCATCGCTTAGATTTTTATAGAACTTAGTCAAGCCTTCGATGGTAGTTGCCTTAGTGGTTTTGTTGATTTTAGTCAACAAAGAAGTGGCTTGCTCAACCGTCAAAACTTTGTCGCCAACTACGACACCAATTGCTTTGGTTTCGGTTTCTTTGGCCGGTTCTAACAATGATTTTTTGTAAGCCTCGATTTGCGCATCAACATCCTCAGGAAGTTTGGCGAAAAGAATTTTACGATTTGGATTTGCTGCTAACAATTCGATAGCGATTTCATCCGTTAAGTTTGCGTTTGAGTACGCAATGCTTGTCCCTCTTACCGGAATGGTTGTCATTTCGTTTAAGCGGAAAGCTCCTAATGTGATAACTTTTTTTGACATGATTTTCTTTGGATTAAGGTTTTTGATATTCTTAATGTAACCAGCGTACTTACTCGTACAGTGACTACAAGTTTCTCCGAAAAGCTTGAAGTGAAGCTCAAATAGATATTTTAAATAAGGGACACCGTTATCCTTACCGCTCACGATGGTTTGATAATCAGCATCCCATAATTTTTTTAGCTTTTCGTTTTCTTCCGAATTAAGGTGCTGGAGCAACATAAGTGTTGGTATCAATCCACGTTTGAGTGGCTTCTACACCTCCGGCCAACAAAAAGATTTTTAAACGAGTAGCTTCTTCCTCGCCTTCTTTGGTAGCACAAATGATTGTTGATGTACCTGAGTTAGCAGATGAATCAAAATCATCATTTGTGATAAGCATTCCGGATTCGAAACCGGCAATCTTATAAGTTGTTTCTCCGGCAACTCCGGTATCAACCATTTTATTGATGGTAAATACACGAGCTCCTTCAGCTAATTCTTGGATTCTCTCTTGCTCATTGTCTCCAATGTACAAAGGCACAAACTCATCAGTATGAGTATAACCGTTTCCGTAATCACCAACTGCTAAAGCGTGTTTAGCTTTGTGTGATTTATCGTTACCGGCTGCTTTGAAAAGCTTTTTACCTGATTTAAGAACAAGAGTAGTAATCTTTGTATTTCGGTTTGCTAAAATGGTGGCTTCACGGTCGATGTCCGCCCAGTTTCCATACCATTTTTCGGCAACACCTTGTTTTGGTTTGAACCCACAAGCTCTTGTGAATTCTCCGGCTAAGTCAGTATTACATTCTGCCATGACATATAATTTTTAAAAGGGAGCTTTTACACTCCCTTTGATTTTACAATGATTACAACGCTGCTTTTAAAGCGTAAGGGTTCGTCATTTTGAAGTCTAACATGTAGTTAGCTTTGATCCAAAACTCTTCTTTGTCACCGCCGATGTATTCCATCACGATATTGGTTAAAGAAGCCTCATCATCAACACCTACTTGTAAGTACTCTTTACGAGTCAACAAGGCAAAGTGAGGTAAGTGGATTGTTGGAGTAGTTCCGGTAACGAAATCTTTCTTTTTCCAACGGTCGTAGTGTACAACCGGTACCAAGCTCTCTCCATCAACGGAAAGGTTTCCAACACCTCTTTGAGTAAGGTCAACGTTTGACTGTAAGCCATAACCGTTAGCACGTTTTACCCACTTCTCGTAGTTTTTGAACAATCTGTTTGATGTCATCAACATATCCGGGTCGAAGTCATAAACATCTTCTGTCAATGCCTCGTAAGTGTCAAGAGCATAAGTTGCTCCTAAGTCTAACTGAGTTGTCATTGCACCGGTATTTTTGGTCAATGTCACGAAGTTGTCTGCGAACTCAGGCAAAGTTTTCAAATACGCCAACGTAGGAATCAATCCTTTGTCAATTGTATTATAGAACGGTACCATTGTAGCCTCATCGGTCAAGATGTTTTGAGCAGCGATATCTTTATCGGCCATCAAAACGATACGTTGTAAGTCCAAAGCCATAGCTTTAGATACCAAGTCTTGAATGAACAATCCAAGAGCAGTTCCGTCAAGGTCTTTTCTTGAATATCCATTATTCAATCCCCATTGGATGAAAGAAGATTCGAAGTCTGAGTAACAGTACTTGATTTTTACTTCTTGCAAAGTAGGATTCCAAAATTGTGAGAAAGCTGGGAACTCAGGAGAGATACCGGCACCACCACAACCTGCTGATTTTTTTGTCACATACTCGAAACCTTTCATAGCAGCGACTTGTTGTCCGCCTTTGATGCCTGGTACGATTTGGAACATGTTTTCTGTTGGCTGATAGAAGGTATCATTCATTACTACTTCACGTAGGTCTTGAATGTATCTTTTGTCATCTGCCAAGTCTTTGAAATTGTCGATTAATTCCATAACAGTCGTAGATTATTAATTAGTTAGTTTTACTTTTTTTCTCTGAATTCTTTGGCTTTCTCAGGGTCGTAACCTTTGGCTCCGCCTTTACCGCCTTCCGGTTTTTCTCCCGGTGGTACTTCGTAAGAAGATTTGATTGTCTCAAATTTCTTTTTGGTTTCTGTTTGAAAATTCGCTTGATTCTCAGCTACAATTTTCAATGACTCATCAGTTTCGGCTAATGATTTCTCAATTTTTTTGGAGAAAGTCGCGAACTGAGAACCCAAACTTTGAATTGACTGCATAACCTCTTGCATGGTAGGTTCTGCTGGTGGGTCAGCCGGTGGAGTTGCTTCGTTGATTTCGGTAATTTTACCGTCAACTGTTACAATGCTTCCACCATCAGGGAGTAAATGAGTGTCATCATCAACCGAATTACCGGCATCATCGACAACTTCGTCTCCCACTTGTGGCTGTTCGGCATCGGTTTTTACAGTTACGATTTTTCCATCAGCTAAAGTGATATCGATATCGAATTTTTTACCGGAATTGTCGCCAAACAGTTTCTTGAAAAAATTTGTTTTTGACATATTAAAAGTGTTTAAAGATTTACGTTGATTGTAGTTGAAATATCTCTCGAAGAAGTCTTGAATGATATTTGGATTTTTGTCGATGGACTCGAATATCTCAGGGTTTTTATCGAGGAAGTCGGTAACGATTACACCAAGGTCATTTGGATTTGAGGAAAAAAGAGCATCGGTCGCTGCCGGATCGTCAACTAAGTCTGAAGAAACAAAGCTTTTCAATATTAAAGACTCAACCATTTCTTTTTTGCCTTCTTCATTCTCCAACTGAATCATTTCCCAATCGCACATTACGACAATAGAATTTCCGAACATATCCGGATTTGATGCCGCCATCTTAACGATGTAGTCATACATTGAGATTCCTTTTCCTTCAACTTGCACATCTTTCGTGATGGAATCGAGATAAAGGTTTGCATATACCTTTTGGTCTCTTAACTCAAATTCTTTGAATCTACCGATGAAAGTTCCCAAGGAAGTAGCACACATGTTCGGGTGGCCGAATCGGGATTTGATACCATTTTTGGAAGCGTTACCTTCAGCAACAAGGTCGTTAAGGAATTGCTCACTGAAGTAAGAATCATTTTTGTTCTTACCAAACTTTGCTATTTCTACGTTTTTTAAGATGCCATTGTCGGCATCAACGTTTACATTTTGCTGTACTGAGAAGTTTGGTAAAGAATTGAATTGTTTCTTTGACATCGTAGTAATGTATTATATTACAGCAAATGTAGAATAATGTTCAAAGCGAAGTGGTTACTGAAGATTGACTATCATTTTGTACCTTTACAACATGATAATCGTTTACACAGCACTCATTCTCGTTGGTATCGTAGCTTGTTGGCTATGGTACAAAGCTGTGTTCGCTTTCTTCGGATGGCTAAACAAAACCATCAACAAAAATAAAATCGCCGAACAAAACAATCCATACATCGCAGCTCACAAAGCCAAAATGCTGAACGATAAAAACTATGAAGAGTATTTGGATTGGATGGCCAAACACGGCCACGGAGTTCCGGTACCAAAAGCAATGACCAGAGAGGATTGGGAAGCCTCTGAAAAAATCAAGAGATTAACTTCGTAACTATCTTTTTGATGCTCGAAGCCGATAGCTTCTGTTCTTCAGCTATCAATTCGTAACACTCATACACCGCAACACCATCGGAGCGCATCAGCTCAAACCTTTCCACTATCTTAATGTTTCGTGACCAAGACGGGTCAACCACCCCAAGCTTCTCGAGTTCCTTGATTTCTTTTTCCAAGTGTTTGAGCTTCGTGTACAACATATTACAAATATAGTAATATAAAATATTACCAACGTCCTTTCGGGCATTGATGTTCTTTGCTCCGAACCGCCGGAGACAAAGGACAACCACAACCGCCTTCCTCTTTGGAACAGTACAATCCCTGAATTTCACTCAAGGTAAAATCGGGGAGTAGTGCTGTATGAAGCCCATACTTTGAAGCCGGACACGTCGCACATATCTCAGCACGACGTTTGGCTTCTTCTTTTGTGGTTTGATCTCCGCCGGTGAAGTAGTTACCCCAACCGTTCAATATGTCTTTTGCATTAGCCATGACTTGCGCCGTTTACTGTGTCAATGTATTTCTGATTCTCGCTGTGAAAGTAATCCAATCCCAAAGATGGTGGAGGTAACTGTTTGTTAGCTTCAGCAATCTTTCCGGCCAACATGTCATAGTCAAATAACATACCACTTGATGAGGTAGAACCTAATGAGCTTGAAATACCAAATGATGTTGGAATACCACCACCGGCAAACTTCTTACCTCCGCCTAATTGGTTTATCCAACTGAGTAAAGGTCTGAACATCGTTGTTGACTTCTTGTTGATGATAGCCTCTCCACCTTCAGCCTCAAAGCCTGGTACTCCATTCACAGTGAAAGGTATTCCACCATTGCTATGACTCGGACCTTCAAGAACATCTCCTTTGGCGAACTTCACTCCTGAAACTTTCATAACGTTTGCCAATCCAAATGCACCGGCTTTGATAGCAGCAAATTGCGCTCTAACAACTGAAGTAGGGTCACCCGGAATCAATTGTGAAAGATACGCTTTTTGAATTGCTAAGAACATATCGACTGAAGCCAATGCAGTAGATAGCTGTTTGTTCTCTCCGAAGAAAGCGCTTGTCAACTGACCTATTTCTCCAATGGCTTGGCGGGCATTATCTATCTGTGCGATTCGTCCATCCCTTTCTAACTTATCTTTAGCACCTTGATACTTCTTATTGATTTTATCAATGTCTGCTCCGGTCTTTTCTGCTGCTGCTACTTCTTGAAGTCTGTCTTGCTCAAGTCTTCCTAATTGAATAGCTAAGTTATCTTGAAAAACCAAATCCTCATAGGCTCTTTGGTTCTCCAAATCAATAGCTTGCTTTTCCTTTTCGGCTTCAGCTCTTGCCGTGTTGTTCTCGTCTTGTCTTAATTGGTAATCATCACGGATAGCTTTAATCGCATCCTGATATTGAGTTTCAGAAATGATGCCTTGCTCAAATCGGATTCTTTCAAAGTTGAGTTGTTGCTCAAGAATACCATCAAGTCGACGTTGTTCCTCTTGCAATACAATATCACTGAAGAACTTCTGACTATCAATTTTGCTTTGGTTAGCATCGATGTAAGCCTGAAGCTCACGGTTAGCATTATCAACTACCAACTGAGCTTGTTTATCAAGGAATTCATTTTTAGCGTTGTTCTGATCTGTCAGTAACTTGAGTTCATCGGCTTTGCTTTTCGCTGAAGCATTGAATTCGGCTTGAGCGATTTTCAATTTCTTGTCGCGAACTTGTTCGGCCAACTTCACTTCTTCAGCTAAAGTTTTGGCTCTTACTCCTTGCTGAGAAAGGAACAAATCAAGCTCAGCCTTAGCCAATGCTGAAGCATCGGACAAAGCCTTTTTACGAGCTTCCTCTGCTTTCTTTCTGCGTTCCTCTGCTGCGGCTTCAGCTTTCTCAATCAATGCGTTTTGGCGATTAATGATTTTCTCTTGCTGAGCTGTAGACTGGTTGTATATTTCAATCTTAGCCTCTTCAGCTTTGGTAATCAAATCAACTTCTTCCTGAGTGATTTTACCAAGGTTCAAAAGTTGGTAAGCATACTCAACACCACGCTTTTGAAGTTGAGCAATTTCTTCCTCATTCAAAGCACCTTTCAATCGAGCTGACTCAACCGCTTGTCGGTATTCCTCATCAGCAAGTGCAGCATTCTTTTTGAACAAATCCTCATTAAGCTTTTCGGCTTTGGCCAACAATGCAATACGCTCTTGCTCCGACTTGGTTCTGTCTTTTGATTGCAATATCAATCGGGCAATCTCTCCCTCTTGCTTTTTGTTGTTGACTGATTGGATAGCTTGCTGATCTGCCAAGTCTTGTTGAGCTTCTTTAAGTGCTGCGGCATCCCTGGCAGCGTTCTGCATTTCTTTCCCTAACTCCTTGAGTGAGCCTATCGGGTCGGAGAAGAACTTCCCAAGTTTGGTAAATAGATCTCCTACTGATTTCAGATTTGATATGAATGCAACGATGGTTTGTTGAACCACTCTGATAACTGCTCCAAACGCTGCAAAGCCTTGTTCGATTTTATCAACCAAAGGGTCAAAGGTTCTGAAGTAACCAATAAGCAAAGCGATGGCAATTACTATCAATCCGATTCCGGTTGCTGCTACTGCCAAAGCAAAGATTCTCATTGCACCGGTTCCGATGTTGGTAGCTCCAGCCAAACCTTTTTGAGCTTGTGCAGCTCCCTCGGTTGCAGTTGCTGAATTCCTCATTGATTTCCAATTCTCTGAAATGGCATCAGTAAAAGGAGAGATTACACTCGTTCCGGTTTGGTAAACACGTTGAAGGCCTGAAAGCTCAGCACTGTAAAAGCCAGTTTCCTGAATAGCTTCCATAACACCTTCTTTGTATCGGCCAATGTTGAGAATGCGCTTATCTTCTTCAGAACCGGTCTTTCTCAAGAAGTTGGTATTCTCATCGATTTTACGGTTGAGTTTATCCATCAGCTCGGCTTCTTCTTTCACATTGACGTTGAGCTGGTCTTTGATTTTGTTCAACTCGGTTATGGCTGACTTAGCTTTTGCCCTGGTGTTGATTTCCTCATTGAGAAGCACGTTTACTTTTTCCGCTACCGGAATAGCTTTTCCGTTGGCCGTAACAAGAGCCTGAAGTACTTTTTGATTGCTTGTGTACTCGCTGCTTAACTTCTTCAGGGAAGCCTCTAACTTGATAGCAGATTCACTGTTTCCCTCGCCTGACTTTTTGAGCTTGTCAAGTTCCTCACGTGCTTGGGTAATTTCCTTTTTCAATTCTGCTGACTTGGCTACAACTGCATCTGTACCTAAGTCCAATTCGAATAATTTTATTTTATCAGCCATTATATTACTGTTAATTTGATGATGTTGCTTAGTATGTTCACTTTGCCGTCAAGACTTAAAATACGGCATTGAATGTTTAGTACTCCGGTTGAAACCGGTGTAAGTTCAAATCCGTAAATCGGTTTGTCAGTTCCGGCATAACGTAGTTTATAATTGTCACCGTTATAAATCTCGCCTTGCCATATTCTGATGGTTTCTCCGAGATTGATAGTTTCCTCGACCTTGCCAAGTCCAAAGGATATCATTGGCCGTTTATTTCTGTAATTTAAAATCATAGTGTATATTCTGCTGAGGTTACTGCCATTATTGAAATCCTAACTTTCGTAATATTCCACGCTGAGAATGTCTGAAGTAAGTCAGTAGGACTTCCCTCTGTCTTGATGAACTCTCCAACTTGAAACCATGTACCACCAAAACCGCCAAAGCCTTCTATCTTCAACAAGTAGTTAGTTCCTGAAGGAATCCCGGTATGAGCATAAGCCACTTGATAAATGAAAGTATTAGGTAAGAAAGCATTCGGATCAGGACCAACAACCGAAACGCTACTTATTGAAAGCGTGGCCGGATAAGTAGGCGCTACATAACAAGAACCATCCAACACTATTGAAGGAGACAAGCTATTCTCAAAAGTCAAGTATGAACTTCCGGAGATTATTGTAATTCCAAACTTGTAGCCAAGTGCGTTGTATGGAAGCATCGATATCGGGAATGATACCACACCACCAACTAAGAATGCAGTTATTGGAGTGGCCATTGGTATCTGAGTAAACACTAATGTTGATGTAACAGACAGCTCTCCACGATATACGTTTACAATCACTTGTACCGGTTGGTCATAATCAGTCGTTACCGGAAGTGAAACAATACAAGCGCTCACTGTTGGTGTTCCAATCTCAACTGTGTAATCAGGGTTGGTTGGATTGGCCACATCAGTAGGAGTGAAGTAATCAACCTCAATCAATTCAACTCGTGTCGGTTTTGATTTGGTGAAGCCGTTAACCTTGTTCAAAAGGAAGTAACCGCCAAGCTGTCTGATGTACTTCAGTTTGCTAAAATCAACATTGGCCACATCGATAGCATTGAGCCATAAATCAACCGGAATCAATTTGGCTTTGTTGAATATTGAAGTGATAGGAGCGTACCAATCAAAAAGAATTTCATTGAAGCTCATTCTGAAATAGCTTTCACGGTAGTAGGTGTTTACACTCACGGTGCCGCCGAGAATATTACTTCCGAGAATGATGGTTTGATTTTTCTTCTCAGCTCTCAGCAAATAGAATCGGCCGTCCAAATCCTTATACTCGACCGTTTCGTCGTCTTTGATTTGCTTCTCCCAAATCTTGTAGGTGTTAGAACCTCCGAGAAAAGTGCTTTGCAATCTTTCCGGAGAATAGAATATTGATGTCAAAAGAGTAGTATCTTCAGGAAGCGTTTCATTATCGATACCGAGATAACCATCATTGTGCTTCATCTCATCATCATTGTACTTGTATCTGAAGTAATTCCTTTTTGCGTAGTTGCCAAACTTTGGTTTTTCATTGACTTTGGCCACGAACTTATCGCTCCAATCATCAAGATTGGGATTCTGAAGAAGCTCGTACAACGTTAAGAACTTAATGTGATTGCGGTACTTATCCTTGAAAGGTGTAAGGCCATAACGAACCATGATGTCTTTGACAAAATCGGTAACCTTCATATCAATGAAAGCCTGGTCAAATCCAAGAGTAAAACCGGTAATCAAGTTGATAGTGTTTTCTCCTCCGGAAATTGACATGGTAGTTGTTGAGTAAGGTGTACTTTGTGCTGTTGGAGCTGTGATCAATATTTTATCTCCTACGTTCAAATTCAAATCAATGTAGTTGCCATTGGTTATATCCAATGTAGTTGAACTAACAAACTGATTCGTATTCGTGTTGAATACTTGAATTGTAATAACACCGGTTGTATTGTTGCCCGTTACACTGTTGTAAGTAATGGTTTGAGCTTCGAAGTTTAATCGGAATAAACCTTGAACTAAAGAACCGGTTGAGGCATTATAGTAAGTGTTATCGAAAGCATTCACGTTGGGAAAGAAAGCCACATTTGATATTGAGCCATAAAACACGCCACCAATACCATCACCATACGGATACTGAACTTGATTAGTTATAACAGCAGTTTCCTGAGTTGTGATTGGAACAAGGATAGGCTCTTCCAAGCTAACCGGTTTTGGATAGCTAAGCCAATCGTTCTGAAACTTCTCATGTTGGAAAACAGTTCCCTCAAAAGTCCAACCGATATAATCAAAGACTTTTTGCCATAAGTACGGAATGCTCGCCGATGGTACCTGAAAATCAATGTTCACATTAAATCCGGCGGCATTGTTTCCGTTATAGTCGGCCAAGATGTAACGATAAGGCAGTGACAAGTTGGTCCAGGTCTCAACGATGTTGGCTAAGTTCTTCACGTGATTAAGTTCAGACAATCCAAGCTCTGTCATCTTCCTATTCTCAATTGAACGGTAGAAGTCAACCACGCCTTCGTAAAAAGTAAATACATAGTCTTTCTCGTTTGAATCAATCAAAACCGCTGTGCCTTGGTAAATGATATGCTCTCCGGTATCTGTGTCTATCACATCACAAGAAAGTAGTCTGTATGGCAGCATAGATTGATTACCAACCAACGAAACAGATTCAATGATCCTAACGTTGTTGGCCGTCTTTTTAATTTTGACTTGAGGCATGAAGTTAGAATTACGAGTTGTCAAGTTCGCAATGTCATTGACTTGCTTCACTTCAGCAAAACTTGTCTCCGGATAGGTTTCTACCTGGTCGCCATTTAAAAAAACTAAGTAACTCATAGTTTCAATCCGTTTCTTGTTGGAAGCTCGAATTCAACTTCCATGTTATAGATTTCTGTTTTCGGTTTGGTCAGTGGGAAAGAAGTTGATTTGAGCGTTACCTCAATCCAGTCTGAAGGTTCTGATTTGGTATAGCGTTCTCCGGTAAACATCAAAATCTTGATGCTCTCGGTAATGCCTTCCAAAACCAACTTTTCTTCAGCATTCAATCTTTCATAAATGCACTTGATTGTATCAGTGGTAGTCTTTCCGGTTTGTAGTGTTGGCGATACGGTATCTTCAATGTTACTGAAGTCGTTGGCCAACTCTGATTCATATCGGGAGTTTCTATTTCTGAAATGGTCTTTCTTGAAAAGCCAATAGTTCCATCGGCCGTACTTGTTCAGGAACTTGATGTAAATACCGCAATCTGATTCTTCTTTGTCCAAGTAGATAATCGGGTCCTGAAGAACATCGTCATTTGATATTCTCAAAACGTTGTTACCGGTCACAAGCGGAAGAAAGTTTTCGATTGTTTCATCTGTTCGTCCATCGCAGAGGTAAAGCGATGTGATACGCCCTTTTCCTTCGAATGTATAATGAAGTCCATTGGTAGTATTGGTAAGTGTGAACTCAGCCGTTGGGTAATTAGTGTAGAATGAAATCTCAAAAGGGTAGCCTTCCCAATACTTCAAATATGTTTTGTTGTTGCTTCGGTCTTTCACCGGAGACAGAACAATGTAATTTGCATCGGCAATCAGTATTTCGTTCTTCTTCCAAGTCTCAAGGTTTTCGACTCCGGCCAAGAATTTCAAGTTACGTGTAGCTGTAACCGAAACACTTTCCTCAAGGTTTATTTTCAGGATAAGTGTGTCGTTTAGGTAGTGGCCATTGGTCACATCGTAGGTGAAAGTTGAAGAATCTGCACCATTGAGGTCAGGCACAACCGTTTCCGCAAAGTTGTTCGTGTTGATAGCCTTTTTGATGTACTCCAATAGGTTGAAGTAGAAGAAGCCGTTTGGAGCCGGATAGATAACGGCATTGATTCCAAGTCCGGTTATTTCACAGTTAATCGGCGCTTGCAGTTCTGAAGCGTTGAAGATTAGAATATGATTGTTGTAAGCCATCAACAACTTGGTTGTTGAAATGTCTTTTTGGAATACTATAGCCATTTGATAAAAGTGATAAGTCCATAAATCATAAAGAACACTACCCAAGTGAATAGGAACTTGAGTACTTGTCTGTGAATGGTGTTGTGTCTATTTTTTTTGATTCTGCTTTTCATATCAGTTTTTTTGAGGTCTGTATTTTTTGCTCTTTGCTCTTTGCTGTCTGTTTGGTTCTTTTTCCATTATGCTGCCATTAAAATTGATACTACGTCTGATTGTATTCTCTTGAAATAAATATCTCCGAACTCGTCGAACATCTCCTGAAGGTCATTCGCTAAGAAGTCATTCACAACACTCGAAACAACCTCGCCCTGGTTATACTCATTCGGAACTTTGATTCCCTCTTTTGCAATCTTTCGGGCAATCAAGAAAGCAAACTGACTTTTCTTTTCTCTGAACTCCGCCGGAAGCGAACTCTTTGTGTCAATCCAATCCTCAATGGCTTTTCTCGGTGGGAACTTACCAGGCTCTCTGCCATGCTCCATAAACTGAGAATGAAACGCTCCAAGCATTATCATCTTATCGCCATCGACAACCGGCTCCAATTCTTGCTCATAATCTCCGGAAGCTCTCAAACCTAACTCAATGTACTTAGCAATGAGCTTCAGCCTTAGCCTCTCCAAATACTTGAGATAGATTGCTTCCTTTTCCATTATGCCGGGATGTTGATTGAAAACTGAACTTTGAGACCGTCAAGATTTTCGTCGTATATGTTTTCTACTTCAATCATCTTCCATCGTGTCACCTGATAGTTGTCACAGTCGGTTATCATATTCACAAACTGCATGGCCAACTCTTTCAACTTCTTGATGTGGGTATCATACTTGTACTCATAGCTTGGGTCGCTTAGTTTTGATGATGCCAATATCAACAGCTCTCCATCGCATTTGATTGATTCAGCAGCACTGAATGAATTGAAGCGAGGGTCATCATCAACCCATAGCAATTTGAAGTACTTGTTTCTTTCCTCAAACGGTTTATTTTCATCCTTAGAATGATCTGCCAAGTTCTGCCAATGGTCTTTACCATAAGCATAATGAAACAATGGTTCTGCCGGTGCCGGAGGATTCAGCTCGTTAACGAGGTTTTGAATTTTTTCTTGCAATGATGCCATCGTAATTCTTTTTTATGTCATTAATCTTTTTAGTGTGTGCCATGTCTCTGAAAACAATCGAGTAGGGCAGTTTCAATATTTCATTGTGCTTGAGCAAATCCGGCTCCATCGCTTTGAGGGAGTTGTAATAATCGTACTCTTGCAGTTCTTCAGCTCCGGCTTCTATTTCTTCAGGCGTTAATTCTGAATGAAGTCTTTCTTCTTCAGCAGCTCTAAGAACTTCCAACTGATCTGTGATGAATTTCAGCGCTGAGAAAACATTGAATATCTCAAGAAGCATAAAATCCTTTTCGCTAATTCCGTAAACCACTTTAAAGGTTTCATACATGTTCTCCTTCTTGAATGAATTCCGAATCATCAGTATCTCTTCCCACGTGAACTTCCAAAAGTTCTCTTGCTTAGGCTTGATTATTTTGGTTCTGAAGTACTTGTACCTCCTGAGCATTGGATTTGCCTTGACATAGTTCTTAACCATGTGCTCAACGATTTCCTTTTCTTCATTGCTGAACCTTTCAAACTCGAACATTCTCGGTCTTGAGAAGATTAGCTTATCTAAGCTGTTCGCGAACTTCCCCATGTTTGACTTCCTCCTTTCTGGTCATAGTAAACAAAGTAGCCTCCGGCTTCTGTGATGTGGTCAAAGCCACTTGTTTTGTCAGGTTCTCCATTTTTGTACACTTGATTCTCTAAAGCTTCAGTATAATTCGAGCATCTGTCCGTATTGACGTAATATAATATATTACCATTGGAATCCAAAAAAGCAAGATTAACAGCATTAACCCGGTCTTTTACAAATGGATTCTTAGATAACTTACGAACAACAAAGCCAGCGCCTTTCAGTAAGTCTATATCGGATTTTCCGGCAGCGTTACGGTTACCACCTGAAGCATCGGGATAAACAATGATTTTGAAGTTCGGAAACTTCTGTTTGATGAGCTCGATTATCTCGGCAGTATCGTAAGCGTTGACTATCTCATCAACTGCTGATTTGATTCTGACCTTTTTCTTGATGGCTGGTAAGCCATTGGCTTGCTTCCAATCAATCTCTTTCTCATCTACCACATGAACTACAGCGTTCATTTTGGTAACGTTGAAATCCAATCCAATATGAAGAACGTCGTTTGCTTGAATGGTTCTGTTGGTGTGATTTTGCGTTCGCTTAAATCGGTGATAAACAGAGCCACTTGTCAAATTTACGAATTCTCCATTAAGATACGCCTCAAGTTGCTGAGGGGTGTATGAGTCAGCAAGCATATCAATGTAATCATCGGGTAAATATGGGTTGTCCGCCGTTTTTGCCTTTATGATAATACGATTTGCCTTTTTCTCTTTTACAAAATAATTGTAAGCAAATTTGAAACCTTCAGGAGTTCCAACAACGTCAACCTGATTTGTCTCTCCTTTTGGCAACGGCTTACGATTACGAGCGATAATCTTCTTGAAAGCATTGGTCATGTTCTCCATTGGAAGTAAGTCGGTCTCATCAACAAGAGAATAGCCAACCTCATAACCAACAATCCGGTCCGGATTCATCAATGAGCGCATGATGATTTTACCGTAAGGTGTATCGTAGTAGTATTTTGATTTGTTCAGGTGGAATGTAATGCCAAATGTTTTGAAGATATCCTCAAACCTTTCGAAAGCAACATCTTCAATCAGTCCGTAGGTAGGCATATAGTATGCAACCGGTACACCTGGGTATCTCATCTTCTTGAGAACTACTTTCAGGATGCCGCCTTGTGTTTTGCCGGAACCATATCCACCGATTAAAGCGGTATGCTTGGCTTCACTTTCGATAAACTTTGCCTGATGAACGAGTACATCAATCTCTATCTCCTTTGCCATACACTACTTTGAATTTTACTGCTTCTACTTGAGGCATCTCAAGGTTAATAGTTTTGGCCGGTTCTAAACCTTCGAGTTTGATAATTTCTTTTTCAACTGCCATGATGGCTGAAATGCCTGCCGGAGTTCCTTTGTATTCCTCTTTCATGGTTCGAATCATTTGCTGAAGCTTTGCAATTTTCATTTCACGCTTCATGTCAATGTTGACACCTTCAATCTTCTTCCACTTCTCGTAGGCTTCTCTCACATAGCGCTGCGCTTGACGTATATCAAGTCCCCAACGCTCGACAATATTCTTAGCAATTATGTTGTCTTGAATCCCCTCAATAATCCAACCCTGGACTATGAAGAGGCGTTTCTCTTTTTCGATTTTGGTTGCTCGGTCTTGTTTGCTCATATCTCAGGGTATAAAGCATTGACGATTTCGATTAAGTCTTTTTGCTCTTGCATTACTGCTCGAACTCTTGAGGCTTCTTCTTCACGCATCTTTTTAACCGATTCAGGCGTGCTGTCCGATATGTTTTCCTGAAGCGTATTGAGAAGCTCCACTTTGTTGGCCAATCTTTTTAGAAGAAGCTCTTTAAATTTTGCTGCTGTTTCTTGCATGACTTGTATTCTCTGTTTGTCGTCCATAACCTTGATGTTTTGAGAACATCAAAATTATGACTCTTTGTTTAACAATCCTTCTTTTTTCTCGATTTGAATCATTTCCTTAGACTTCCAAGACTGAGTGAACTTTTTGTCCGCAAACAGTTTCGAGAAGCCGGTAATGTGTTTAAGTTTCAAAAGCTCTTCCGGTTCCATGCCGAGCTCGTTACAGATGTCATGATCTGCCCAACCATTCTTCAGCATTTCATAAACCATGTTACTCATACCGCTGATGGAGTGCTCACCTCTTGCTCTGTTGTGTCGAACCGTTGAGGCCATTCGGTCGTTGATGTCTTTGTTGATTACAACGATTGGCAGCATACCATGGTTACGGTCTTGGATGTCTTGCTTGGTTTTGCAAGTGAAGTAACGGTGGAACCCATCAACGATGATATACTTGTCGATGGTTTCATCGTAAATGGTAACTACCGGCTGAGTATAGCCATCGTGAAGGATTGAGGTGTATAACAATCCCATTTCTTTACCGGCTACGCTGTTGGGGTTGTAATCGTTGGCTTGCACTTTGTCGATTGGTACCCAACGCACCAAGTTGATAGGTTGATTAGCTAAAGGCGAACTATGGTGTAATGCTTCTTTGATTGATTCAATAGCCTGAAGCCTTTCACTTTGAATTGTGAACGATGATAAGTACTGTTGAATACTGTCGATGATTTGGTCTAATTTATCCATGGATGAATTTGTTTTTCTTTTGTGGTAATACTCCTTTGTTGTTCCAATGGCGCCATGCATTCAGCTCCGGGTTACGCTCCCAATTGTTCAACTTGGTAAAGTGATAGTCATTCACTACAACAGTAGTAACCATCATCTTGTACATGTTGTCCTTATGGTGCTTCAGATTTGCATACTTCTTCTCCAATGAGTTGAACTTCTTACGGTACTCCTTGCGCTTGGCCTCATCAGTAACCAAGTTCTCAAGCAAATAGTAAGCATACTCGCTCCAACTCTCAAACGCTTCAGGCAGATCATTGATAGCTGAGATTGCTTCAGACTTCAAATGCTTGATTGTGTTGATTCCGGTAAGCCTTCTCGAAAGCTTCTCCCATGTTTCCGGTTCTACTTCCTGAAGATACAGAAGCGATTTTAGCGCTGTTTCATGGTGTAGGTTCGAAACCCTCATGTTTTGGATTTTGATGCCGTGACGGTATTGGAAGTTATAAATCTCATTGTATGGCCAACCATTGTCGTGAATCGCTTTCCACACATCAACATAAATCCAATCATAAATCGGGTAGAAGGTGTAGTGCTGCATCTTGCGGTTGAGGATTTTGCCCCAAGTAACGTGCTTGTATGTTTGAGCGGTAGTCAATGCCACATATCGAGTTGGGCTTTCCTCACATCTTACTCCGGCAAGGTAGCAGGCTTTCTGATTCGGGAAGTAATGCTCAAGCACTTTGTTGAACATATCAGTGAACCGGTCAGTTCCGAAAACATTCTCCTTGATTGAAATCGGGTCTTTCTCTCTCATCCACTCTTTGCCCGGTTCCCAACAATGCAACCAATCCTCTGTGTGACTTGTGGCATTGAATATCTTGAAATGTATCTGAAGCCACATTGGATTGACTTCGGGCATGTACATTATCTCTTTCACATAGTCTGAGGTGTGTTGGAACTCTGCTTCCTGGTCCAACCAAAGAACGTTGAGAGGTAATCGGTTTCTCTTTTTGGCTTCAGCCAAAGCGAGGTTGAAAACAATGGTGCTGTCTTTTCCTCCGGAGATACCAACGACAACATTCTCGAACTCATCGAACAGATAGGACACTCTTTGCTGAGCTGCCTCAAAGACGTTTAGCTTTTGATATATCTTCATGATTGAACGATGTAATAGTTATTGAATTCCGTAACGTTTAAACCTTCGAATACTTCCTCAAGGTCTTGCTTAGTCCACTTTGAATACTCAGCATTGATGCCAAGCTTCTCATGTGTCACCGGTGTGTAGTCTTCTTTGTAGAACATCAAGAACAGTTTGCCGGTTTTGTTCCATAGTCTCATAAAGACTTCAGGGAAGAAGATGTATGATGCACTGAACAACGCTATCACGTTGTCATAGGTTCTGAGTGTCTTGGCATAATCTTCAACTCGGCAGATCATAACCTGGTGCTTTCTGTTTGGAAACTTCTCGATGAGTTTGTTTATCATCAATGGGGATGCATCAATCCCCTTGTAATCTTCTATGTCTTTGATGTGAAGAAGCAATCCGGTACCACAACCCACATCGAGAACTGAACCTTCCAATTGGCCAATCATTTCACAAATGGCGATATCCTCTTCCACACAAGTGTCATTTTCAAATAGAGCATCGTAGCTGTCAATGTTCACATAGTCGGTAATGTCGGATATCTGTTCTCGGTTTATGATGGTGTGCTTCAATCTTCCGGCGGTAGTGCTTACCCAGTAGTAGTGATTGTCGATGACAACTACTTGGGTTGCCTTGTCGTTGATGCGCATCATTACGCCGTTCTGTTTGATGTAGGAAACGAACAAGTCAAATCTCAAATGATGTGCAGCGTTCTTGTCGATGACTGAGCAATGTGTTCTGTTGCTGCAGTACGACCAAGTGTTCTCTGATATGAATTGCTGATGATTCATGTTATGAGTTTTTGATATGAAATTCACATCCACACTCCGGACAAATCACATCGAGTGTGTCGGCTACACCGTTACCTACTCCGATTCTTCCACTTGCCTTTTCCATATCTTCTTCAGTAACCGCATTTGTGTCAATGAATGGGGATAGGTTAGGGTTGTAGTCCGTCTGAGGAATGTCAATACAGAACTCTTTCAGGTCCTCAAGAATCCACTCTTTCATCAATTCTGCATAATCCCATTCTCCATAAGAAGCATTGTCTTTGATTATAAATTCTCTTTGTTGTTTCTCAGTCCAATCAACTTTGATGCATGGAACGGTTATCCAACCGGCTTCTTGCATTGCTTTAAGTCGCATGTTGCCACCCAAGACTTTATTTTCAAGATTGATAATTAGCGGTCTTGCATTGGCCATCTCCGGAAAGTCCTGAAGTGACTTAACAAGCTTCAGAAAGTTCGTGTCTTTGATGTAGCGTGGGTTTTCTTCATTTGGGAAAACTTCTTCGATTTTGAGGTATTTGACTGTCATAGCGCAAAAGTGATAACGGATTTATAAACAGTAGAAACAAGAATGTTGATATTGGTAAACGTCATTCATTGACACAAATGTAATATAAAATATTACACAATAAAAAAAGCTACTCGAATTGAATAGCTTTTTGAATATGATCTGTGATGTTTTTTATGACAGCTCCCTTGCTATGGGTATACCGGTCTTTCGTAACTGGTTCCGTAAATCGGGAATGTAATCGGATTGCATCTTTTCTTTGTAAGGTGTCGTAATGAATTGATGCATTGAAAGGTTCCAACCTACATCGTCGATGATGGCTAACTGTTCGACGATTCTTTCTTTGATTACGTAGCTGAAACCAGCGTTGTGTTGGATTGATGTAGTTTCAATAGAGATGAAAGGTACATCGGTTTGTACGTTTGCAACGATTACGGCGAAAGGCTCAAGGCTTTTGTGAATCGTTGTTTTTTGTTTCTGCTCCAGCTGAGGTGTACTTGCCATTGCTGTGAAGCTAATCATCCCGATTGGCAACATTAAGAGCGTTCTGAATTTCATTTTGTTTATTAAGATGAAAACAAAGTTGAAATCAAATATAGTAATATTTCGTATTACTTGATAAGAAAAAACCATTGAAAGTAACGAGAGCGAAAATGACGGCTCTTTTGTTGAAAAAAAACTTTTTGATATCGGGAGAGTATAAGTATCTTTGAAGAAGTACAAAAAATAAAAAAGCCGAGCTAGTGACTCGGCAATTTCGAAACAATGTTCTTTTCTTTTCTAAAGAGAATTAAGCACTTGGAAATTTCTATTTTCAAGATTACCTTTAAGCGGTAACTTAATTCTTGGGAGATTGTTTATCGGGAGATAAACGCTCCACCGGTTTTAAAAGCCCCTTGTTCCCGCAAGGGATTTTTTATTACATGACAAATATAGTAATTAAAATAATACCTCGAGCATGTGTTAATAAAATTTCTCGAGAGCATTGCGGACGTTTTGTCCGTTTGTTGTTTACCTCAAGCAAATTCTTTGATTTTCGGATGGGTAACGTTTAAAAGTTTTCCGGTTTTTCAATGCGTTCAAATTCGATTACCCACACCCACGGATTTTCGTTCCAGGATTGTTCACCGTTGATTTTGCACCATAGTTCTTCGAACCAAATAGTTGGAAAAGTTTCTTTGGCAATGTTCGGGAAAGGACATCCCTCTGCCATTGCATCGCCTCGAGAAATATCCTGCAAGCGTTCCACTCTGACATCTTTGATTTTAAGAAACAAACGGCAAGCTTCTTTTGGCATAAACAGAGAACTTCTTTTATACCAACCAAGAACTCTTTGACTATTTTTGAATATTGAAGACGGGGGATTATCATTGTATGCAATT